TTATTCCACTAAACATAATTCCCGCTCTACCTCGCGACGATTCTTTAACCCTTTCCACGACTGACCATCAGCATATATCCAGCGGCGTAACTCATCGCAAGCGCCTTTGATGTCGCCAGTATTGAGCTTTTTAAGCAGCGTAGATTGGATAAAAGCATGCTGCCCGACGTTATAGGTGAACGAGTACAGAGCCGCTTTCTGGTATTGGCTTAGTGGGATTTTCACAGCTGCATCAACAATGCGTTGTACCGGCGTCAGATCTTGTTGCAATAAAGCATCGCATTCCGCATCAGAATATTTTTTACTGGGGATGATATCTTTACCGGTGTGGCCATCGCATACAGTGAGGACATTGACGACATCGTAGTAAGCCACATACTTGCGGCCCTCTAATCCATCTTCACCACCTAGTAATACACCAGCAATAGCCAGTGCTCCGAAAGCAGAAACACCCATTAACTTACTGCGAAGAGTTGGAGACATTTTATTTCTTCCGTAATTGAAATTCTTTTCGCTTATAGTGCCAATTCACAATAAAGGTTCCCGTCGTGCAGACAATACCGACTACCATGGCCCATTCGTTTAGAGATAAGGCACCAATCGTTGTTGTTAACCCGCCGAACCACAAGGATATCGCGCTGGAATATTTATCCATCTTCATTGTCTCCCCCTGCCAGTTGGCCTGGGCATATATTTGCTGCTTTTGGAAAATAGCTCGCCGCCGTGCCCCATCCAGACGCAGAGATTATTTGAGGATAATTGATGCTGGCGATGAACTATAAAAAACCACACAAATAGCGAGGCCTAATAATTTAAATTATTATGTAAAAATACCGTCTCTTTCGGTGATAATAAGCCAACAACATAGACAAAAGGAAAATTGCTCGATGAATACCGGTTTTATTCTGCTCTGTATTTATGTAGTTGGCGTTATTATTTCTACTTTCATTATTTTCCCGCTGACACGTGACCAGAGCTTAGTAGTAAGGTGCTTATCATCACTTTTAATTGGTATAACCTGGCCCTTAAGCCTGCCCGTTGCCCTGCTGCTCTCAATGTTCTAATTAATACGCGTTAGGAGCTTAGCCCAAAAGTATCGGGCCTCATCAATGCTTGGGATAAAATGAAAAAACCCCGCCTGAGCGAGGTTTCTTTGACTGTATGAGTGCAACTGCACAACCAACTGTTATCAGACTAATGCACTTTTTGCGGCCGCACCAACACTTTTATCATAAAAAATTAATTTTGTATTTCGGCGTCCATCTCAAGGCGAATATCCATCATGGCAAGGCAACCATCAACAAAGCCCTCAGCCATTTGTAGATTTATTCTTATTGCTCTTTCGTCTTTCTTTTGTTGCCTTGCAATAGCACGTTTAGATTGATTATAGACATAATGCCGAATGACCAATTCCCACTCGTCATACCGATGACGTTTTAAACGAGAAACACATCCATCAACGGCTAATCCATCATCATCACAACATGAAGGTCGTGATGAGGTGGTGTACGGGAGTAAACCTTTAAACCCTGCGGCAATAGAGGAATAGTCAATACCTGAATTATCTTTAGCCCATACACCCCAGCGTTCAAGAACAAGTTGAATATTACGCCTTGGTTTTTTCTGCCCTGAAGGCAAGTTTTTCGATATTCGCATCATAACTCTTCTTCCTTCCGTGAAATATACTGTGTGTGCATAACGCCCCGTCCTAATTAGGGTCGATGGTGGCGCTATTAATTAAATGGGGGAGTTTATGGAAAATATGGCATTTCCAGGCCCCTGCCCATTTGGAGGTTTAATTGCACAGCGCGGCAATACATCACAGTATTTGAGGCAAGTTATAGGGGCTGCGTGCTTATCTGCCCACAAGCCGCTATGACGAATATATTTTGTTAAATAGTTGACGTAGCTGCATCTCAACTTGATTTTATAATGCAGATACTCCCTGACTTCGAGCATGGCCGGTGTCAGTATGTTATTGTCAGATTTGATAAATGATAGTTGTGTCATCTTGCCCCCTTGAGTGATGACACAACAACTGCTTAGGTTGTCAGTTGTTCAGGCCGACAGAGCTATTATTCCGTTAAACATCGGGCATTGAAATTGTATACCCGGCTATTTCTGCCAATTCGATTAATACCGGTAAGGTCGCGACAAACTGATTATCTCTTAAGTGTTCCACACTCACTATCTCACCATGTTCGCAACGGAGTAAAACTGTACCATCCGAAGGCAGAAGCTTAATCAAGTTTTCTATAGGAATCATTAGGTAACATCCTTATATTATTAACCCCCTACAGGGGACCCGATTAAACTCGATTTCCCTTCTAACTAAATTAATTAAAACCACATATTAGAAATAGCTGACATAACCCCATGAAAGAGGAAATATCAGCTGCTCTCATTTTATTAAGTGTCTTTTTCCCAAGGGCATAGCTCGGTTAACGCGGTTTCCAGCGTGGAGATATCGTCAGAGCTGAGCAATGGGATCAGCTTTTCAATTTCATCATCTGGTCGTTTATAAATCCGTAGATTTACGATCCTCGTAATGACATCTTCAGAGAAACGGTATTTTATGACCCGAGCCGGGTTGCCACCGACGACGGCATACGCAGGAATATCTTTTGTGACAATACTCCCCGCAGCAATAACAGCGCCCTCTCCGACCGTAATACCAGGCATAACCATACAGCGCATTCCAAGCCAGCAGCCATCATTCAGTACGGTATTTCCTCTGGGCTGATAAGATTTTTTCACCATACTCATAAAGGGATAAAGGCTAATAAAATCAATGGAGTGATTATGATTCCCGCCCATTAATATTACAGCTTCCGCACCAATACAGACATAATCACCAATAATAAGTTGGTCAATATGCCCAAGCGGCTCCCATTGCTGGCTAACGTTGTCGCCGTGGAGATAACGAACAACCGAGAGTTCAAACCCATCATCCCAACAGTCACTGTAGTAACTATGTTGGCCTCTGATCAAAATATTCGGGTTCTTGACGGAAAGATGCAGATACTCGACTTGTGACCAGTGTTTATTTTTCATGACTTTTTCCTTTTCGATAAAAGAAAGCCACGGAACGTGTTGATTTCGTGGCAGTGATTATACGTTCAGATAACCACTGCTTTTAGCTATTCGAGGATGGAACATCAGCGGACAACGGAAATAATTTATATTCATAAAAACCACCTTTTAGCTTATTTTAAGTAGATTTTCTCATATGTTCAATTGTGATTTTTTATAACTAACCTTTTAACACTAGAGTTGCCTACCGCTACGTAATGGGTATTTTTGATCCCAGCCCAGTTTGGGCTGAAGATGGGCATTTTTGTCTGGGTAGCTTCAACCTCCACGTTAAACAGCAACCAGATTAAATCATAGGGTTATATCAAAATACAACTAAAGAGTTATTTATATAATTAAACCTTTGGTTTATAATCTTGATATGAAAGAAGAAAAAAGCTCACTGGAACCGCCTATTGCGGCTCGACTTTATCACTTAATGAATAAAACCGGCGTGAATAAGTCGGGGCTTGCTCGTATCTGCGGAATAACTCCTCAAGCCGCTGGTCGCTGGTTCACGAAAGGAAAGATAAGCAAAGATTCGGCATTAAAATTATCTGAAGCCTTTGGTGTTTCCCTTTCCTGGTTGCTAAGTGATGAAACGGATAACCCAGAGCTCCCCACCGTCTCAGAAGTCGTTTTAAGTGAAAGACAAAGGGAATTGCTGAATTTGTTTGACCGACTACCTGAAAGTGATAAAGACAATTATATTGAAGCACTTAGGACCAAAGTTGAGAACTACGACAAGTTATTCAATGAGCTATTGAAATCCAGAAATATCAAAGAATTATCCTTAAAGTAGAAACAATAGACAAAATAAATCACCAATGAAACCAGCTCTTGCTGGTTTTTTCGTCTAAATTTCAAAATATTAACCCTATGATTGATAATGAAGTAAAACTAATGATTGATATCAATATAACCCTATGATTTAATCCACTCATCAACGGCACAGCAGCCGCTTAGGTGAGCAAGTTCTGACAATCTGAAAGCAGATAAATCGTGAGTAAAGCATAATTTTTGGAATAAGAATGGAATATAAAAAGATAGACTAAATAACAACTCCATCAATATAATCAACCCACTCATACACCAATTTATATAAGGAGGATTGCCATGTTGACCCGTGAAATGTTTTTAGTTTCGCTCGTCCTTAGCGATCGTCATTGCTCAAGCATTACTGGTATCGTGCTGCGATAACCTGCTTGAGCGAAGCTAACTAAACAATCTGAGAACTTCCCTCCGGCTTACCGGTTATCGTCAGTAATTTTTGACGATAGGCATTTTTATGCCTGAAATCTGGATAAGCATCATGAGTACATTACTTTCTGCGCAATCTGTCAGCTACGACAACACCTTCGGTCCGTTACTGGCTGAGATTTCTTTTAGCCTGAAAAAAGGCGACCGCATCGGCCTGATTGGGCATAACGGCTGTGGCAAAAGTACCCTTCTGAATATCCTCAGCGGTGCACTATCTATGACCTCTGGCACCATCACAACAGCAAATCAATGCTTGATGGCCACGGTAGAACAGCATCTGCCCTGCGCATTAAACGAAGCTACGTTGATAGATGCGGTGCTCAATCATCTGCCGGGCAGCCTGCACCAACCGGAACGCTGGCAAGCCGAAGTCCTACTCGCCACACTGGGTTTTGAGGAAAACGTATGGTCACTGACTGCCGCAACTCTGAGCGGCGGGCAACATACGCGCCTGCTGCTAGCGCGAGCTTTGATCCGCCAGCCGGATTTACTGCTGCTGGATGAGCCCAGTAACCACCTGGATTTACCAACTCTGCTATGGCTTGAACAGTTTCTACAAAATTGGGGAGGCAGCTTTGTACTGGTATCGCACGACCGCAGCCTGCTCGACCGCGTGACCAACTGCACCTGGATCTTGCGCGATAAAACCCTGCAATTTATTCGTCTACCCTGCTCACAAGCCAGGCTGGCGTTAGAAGAAAAGGATAGCGCCGATGCTCATCGCCATCATGCAGAACAAAAGGAGATCGACCGCGTAGCGAAAAGTGCCAAACGGTTGGCTATCTGGGGCAGCGTGTATGACAACGAAAAGCTGGCTCGTAAAGCCAAGCAGATGGAGAAACAAGTTGATCGAATGAAGGAAGATCAAACTCTATTAACGGCCGGCAATCAATGGCAATTGCGGCTCAATGGTGAAGCATTGCCTGCTGATCGTGTGCTGGCACTATCTGATTTGCAGGTGCGTCCTGCGCCGGATGCACCTGTTTTATTCGAACTGGATGAAGTTAGAGTAAAAAGTGGCGATCGCATCGCGCTAGTTGGCCGCAATGGCTGCGGTAAGTCATCGTTATTACATAGCTTATGGCAGGAATTTAACCAGCCAGAAACCTCCGATGCGGGTATAGTTTTTCATCCAAAAGTCCGTATGGGATATTACGATCAAAGCCTACATCAATTACACGATGACGATTCAATCAGCGACGCGCTGACGCCTTTTGCACCATTGACGGAAGACCAGCGAAAAATGGCGCTGATTGGTGCGGGCTTCCCTTACCTGCGGCATCAACAAAAGGTAAGTACCCTAAGCGGTGGTGAACGTTCACGGCTGCTGTTTATCGGCTTAACACTGGCAAACTATTCGTTACTGCTACTGGATGAGCCGACCAACCACCTCGATATAGAAGGTAAAGAGGAACTGGCGGAAACACTAAAAACGTTCAAAGGTGCAGTATTATTGGTGTCACATGACCGCATGCTAATTGAGCAAAGTTGTAATCGCTTCTGGTTGATCCACCAACAACGGCTCGAAGAGTGGCACGACCTGGCTCCGGTTTACAACATTCTGGCCGATAAACCAGTAATAGCGCCGAGTTCAAGTTCAGCCATTGCTACAGCTGCTATTACCACCCTCATGAAAAGTGAGGAAGATTATTTGCTGACAGCCTTGCTGGATCTGGAGGCCAAACTGGCCGAGGATTTGGCGCGGAAACCTAAACACCAAAAAATCACATTACAACGTGAGTGGCAGCAACAAATCGACGAGCTTAATAGTCTGCTAGGTTTAAGAGAGTGAGGACTAACGGATTCAAAAGTTTTTAACTCAAATATCCGCTGGGTGTATGACCAATAAGCCTCATCAGTTTCTGATGGGGCTTATTCCATGCTTTCAGGTTGCTGGCTCCCACAAAAATCAGTACCAGTAAACATAAATCGCCAACTAGACAGTATAACTCTCGCCATAATTTCAAACTATTTTCAGAGCCTCGCTCGCTATAATCCTAGGGTATTACCTGTGACAACATTCACCGTTATCTATCTGGATTCCCATAGAAATGAGTGGGTAAAAATTTCGCCGGTTGAACCTGGCTAAAATAATCAATGTAGAAACCATGGCCGGACATCGATTATTTATTTTTTTATCAGAGATAAGAAAAATATTTACTCCACGAAAAGGCTAAATACAGAGCTTTCTTGTAGAAAATCTATTGAGCAATAGATATACAGTGGTACTGCTTTAGTTAACACCATAAGGAAATGGATGCTAGGGAAAAAGACAAACTGGAAAAAATGGTATTTTCCGGCGATATTGTCATGCTTAGCGACATTCATGGCCCTGCCAAGCTATTTTATATTGGTGAAAACGGTAAGCTTATTTGCACCGATCCACTTAGTTTTCATTTTGATGGTGCGAAAAAGATTATCGCTGAATTTAATAGCTCGGTGAGTAGAAAGGATTATAGTCACTCTGAAGGAAAACCACGACCAACACAGGTTCAGCGTTTGGTACGTGCTTCTGTACCTGATTTGCCAGCACAGCAAGCCTTCCGTACTATTAACACCAAGGCTGCGGAGCGACTGCTGGCTGCCGGAGGCGTTTACAACGGAAATGTTGAAGGTTATACGAAAACAGCCCAAGATTTAGGCGGTTAAGCAAGCTAAAGCAAAAGTGTTAGCTGACGGTACTAGAGAAACGTTCCCTAATGGAAATATGGCGGATGCTCATGCCGAAATAGGTGCTCTTCAACAAGCACATGAAGCTGGGGTCTCGAAGGGAGCCGATATAAACATGGTTGTGAGCGGTAAAGATGTCTGTGGTTACTGTAGAGGCGATATTGCTGCAGCCGCAAATGCCGCTGAAGTAAACTCGCTCACTATACATGCTGTCGATAAATATGGTGACCCAGTAAAATACACATGGGAAACAGGAATGAGATCTATCAAGGTGGCTAAATGAATAAAGATATGGTGTTAGGCGGTTATTTCTTTAGCCCTTCTGGTGATAGGGAACAGTTAAAACCTTTAAAGAACCCTTCTGAGGATGACTTACTCCAAGTCCTTGAACTTTTCCGTGATAACGTTGGTGTGTTGGGTATGAAAAATAACGCTTGTGACGATATCGATCCTGAAGAGTTATCTTTATACACTGAATCTGGACGCTATATGTTGTTGCTAGGTGAAAATGATTGTGATGGTGAATATAACGTCAGGACGTTGCACAACCTAAACTCACCAGGTGGCTTGCAGCTTATGCACGGTGAACCTTATGGAGCATCAACTATAGTTGATGATTTTGATCCGGTGATCACTGCTTTTCGAGAGTATCTAGCTACTGGTAATGTATCGACAGACCTCCTTTATTAATATTGCTTAAGTCATCAAAATGGCGATCCAACCCAGCACCATTGCTAGGTTTTTGTGCTTGATCCCGACATCGTAATTACTCCAATAACGCGTCAAAACTCATGCTTTATTAACGCGTCAAGGATATCCGAATTGGTAGTTTTGAGATTTATTAACGCCAATAAATTTGATGAAAACATCATGCTGCAGATGATTATATTTTTTGAGATAACTTAGATAATTAATTGACAAGCCATATAACCTTATATTTAACAAAGTATTATTTATTCAAATTATGGGGATATAACAACATTCATAAGAAAACCGCATTATTAGACAAGAGATAAAAAACATTGACACCCTCATGAAATATCCGTTGACCAATCAGCTCTGTCTTTAGAGCTACCATGGTTTTTATAACACCGAAACTTTCCCCTACGGCGTGGAGTTCTGTATTCATTCCCTCTTCGGGAAAATTCTCAATTAAGATATCCTCGCCACTTTTATTTTGAAATCTCTCGCTCATAAAATATTCATATCAATAGCATTCCCTTCGGCATGTCTGATTCTTAATGATGGCGCTACGTTAAGCCCTCTCATACCGTACACTTTTACCATATTCTGTGTAGCTTTAATGCTTTTCGCAGTGTCCATACTGCCATCGATCTTTTAATGCGCCCATTGGATGCAAACACCCGTTTCAACCCGTACATATTCAGGCTTGGCAAGGTTTTTTGATATTTTACAAGACCAATGCATCAAATAAACCCTCTCTGGGGGATTAATGTTGCAAATATAATTACTGCCGCGCAAATCTTATTAATTTAGATATAAAATTATCAATGCTTATTTTAAATGACGGACTTAATAATGAATTCCCTTTATAAGTATTATTATCTATATACCAATGATAATACTCAACGTCATTGAACCATCTATTTTAACATTCTCTGTAATGGGGCCTTTCATATCAGCAACACTGCCAAGTCTCGGCATGACTTCAATATCAGCACTGAATACTTTTCCTGGTGCTTTTGTTGCATTAGCATGGACCCAGCTCAGCCCATTCAGTGGCCCAATGCTTAATGATAAAATAGCCGCAGCGGCTTCTTCCTGTTTACGGAAATATTTTGCAGTACCATCAACCTTTGCATTTGAAAAATAAACGCCGTAATCACCTATTTTTCCGGCGCCATTAACAAAACCTAATCCATAGCGACCTCCGGACGTGCTACTGCCAGCACGGTTATCGCTACCGGTCACGCTAACGTAGGTTTCAGCATCACAAATTACTGACCAGTTTTTGGTTATTGAAGGCAATACGGTGAGTGCCGAAGGTTTAACAGTATGCCCTGCAATTTCACCGACGTTATAGACTCCGCCGTCTGGAGCCATGATAATACAACCAGGGGGGCTCACCTGACCTTTGACTGTTAATTCTGCTGTTGGTGCTTTTGCGTTTGCTGCATTGAAGCCAAAAATCTAATAAGACAGTGCTGTTAGTGCTATCAGTTGCTTTTTCATGTTTATAGTCTGAGGTTATTCTAATTACATTAGAAAATGTCAACACAATTGAGGTTATCAAAGTGATAATTTTATCAAAATTTGATATTGATCAACATTTTTCCTTATTGAGGTGATTAAACAATAAACAAAAAGGGGCGTATATCAGAATGGAAGCTGACTTATTGTAAGATATTTCTTATGCGAGATAATTTATTGTTATTTTTACAACAATAAATACGGCTCTGTTGCAGTAATCCGTCGTCAGGCAATATGTTATTTTTTACGATGTTTTCTGCGTATACCACTGAAAATACAGCACTGTTCATTGATATGGTCGCGCAATGTATTTGGCTTGAACCTACACAATTTGGAGGAGATGATGGCAGAGTACGGTATTATCATTGACCATTCCCCGCTTTACCATTGAGTCACGGAGTGCCCCTGCGTCCATAGCCATTTACGTTCAAAATATAGATTGACTCTTTTCACTGTCCGGCGCAGCAGTTAGCTTTTCATGGCCATCAACCTGTCGATATGTTCACATTTCTGGTGGTAATACATAGATAAAGAACGTTGCATTAGATTAGTTAGGCGTCATTTTGCAAACGATGAAGCCGCTAAGTACTTCTTTCAAAATTTCATGAGATCAGAAGTTTAGCCGGACGATTGTATGAAAAGGAAAAAGGTAAGGAATTTGCGATGAAACTACTGGGGCATAAATCGGAGAAGATGACGAACAAGTATCTTGATACGAGAGGGAAAGAATACGTGATGCTATAAAAGACCGAATATCAGATTTCGATAAGATTTCGATAAATTTCGATAAACCACAAAATTCACCTTTAAAATCAATGGGTTAAAAATAGACCGAATACGATTCCTCTTTCAGGTTAAAATCAATAATATGATTATAAATCAATAGGTTGATCTCGTAACCTCCTGTGGCACACCTTGGTTTTCCTTATTACTCTCTCCTTTAAGTTCAAATAGTTATCTATTAATTCGGAATCATTCGTAAAAATTTCGTAACGCCAATGATGACTGGACATTAAAATATTATTGATCTGGCGAGGGTAAATTCACTATGCATCGATAATTCAATAAGTTACGATTTTTCCTTTTAGGCCCGAAAGCATGGCAACAGACCAAACAAGACATGATTGACAGCCCAAAATGCTAGTTTGTAAATACCTTTACTGCAACGTAAAAAATTATTGGCCTAACCTTTTAAAACCTTTATAGATATGACAAAATATTTCCAATCGTAATAATATTATAAGGTTAGTTTTGTATGCACAAGATATTCAGAGGTTTTTATACACCTAAAGAGGCTGATCTCGCGGCACTTTGGCAAGATGAAAAAACTATATTTATTTTTGATACCAATACTCTATTTAACCTTTATAGATGCGAAGAACAAACAAGAAAAGACTTACTTAGTGTAATGAATCAGTTGTCTTCACGCTCATGGTTCCCATTTCAGGTTTATTACGAGTATCAGAGAAACAGGAAAGAAGTAATTTCAGATAGTCTAAGAAGCTTAGAAACAACAAAAAAAACCCTTCAATCTATATCAACCCAAACTGATAAAGCATTATCTGAGGGGAAAATCAAAAAACACCTTTACTCTTCATTATCCGAAGAGCTTACTATTCTGCAGTCTGAGCTTAATAAGCCTATAGAAGAATTCATTAAAAATAAAATAGACCCACGAATTGAGCAAAAAATAAAAATTGCAGGAAGTGATTTTATTCGTTTAGAAATTGACAAAATAATTGGGGAAAACTGTGGCGAACTACCAACACAAGAATTAATTGATAAAATAAATTCCGATGGAGAAAAACGCTATGCTGCCTCAGTACCGCCTGGGTTCAGTGATGCTAAAACGAAAAATGGAACCTGTTATTTCTCCGAAAGAATATTTACTGATAAATTTGGTGATCTTTATCTATGGATGGAAGTTCTAAAAAAAGCAAAGCAATCAGATGGTCATAATATATTTTTTATTTCGGATGATGCAAAAAAAGATTGGTGGTTTATGCATAATGGAGAACGCGTGGGGCCTTTAGAATCACTACAAACAGAAATATATAATGGATCGAATATAAATTCCTTTAGAATGTTAACTCAATCCAGTTTCTTGTTTGAGGCGCAAAAACACTTATCTGGTGTTACAGTTAATCAATCTTCAGTAGATGAAGTTCATAAGTTTTCAATGATAGATGAAGATCAATTCTATGAATATGAAATGGATGAAGACAATTTCATTACGATGACTAACTTTAACCACGAAAATAGAAACATTAAAGATAATATACATTGGTATAATGAATTTTCAGATGAAGAAAACAAAGAAATAACTTACAGCGCCAGATACAACAATAAAAAATTGTTAGAAAATTACCGTGTAACTGTAGATGATTTTAATCAGTCAAAAGAACTATTAGAGTTGTTATTAGATAAAGCAACAAATTTTTATGCTAATAAACGCATTCATGCACCTATCAAGGTTGCTTTAAAAACAGTATTAAAAAATGCAAATGAAAACATCGATAACACCCAAGTGTTAATTGACATACTTCATCACAGTCTATTTACCGGTGAGATATCAGAATTCCTCTTGAATTATAAAGAATATAACGAGCATATATACTCACATTTACACTTGCTAAACAAAAACATAAAAAAAGCTGAATCTTTATTAAATTAACATGCTAGATATCTAATAATACTCTACCAGAATCGAATAGTTTAGGTAAATCCATTTTGGATGCCGGGCAATTAAGCCCGGCTTGTACTTTTATAATACTGGTCATATTTCAATCGTTATTATCATCACTCTTCCCCCTCTCATTATTAGCCCGCTTTACTCTTGACTCATGAAACTAAATAAAAAACAATCCCATTTGTTATAAAAACGGTCATTTTAATAAGCTTTAAATACCAATTGATCGGCGGTAACGATCAATGCCGCGAAAACGATCTGTTATACCTATTTGATATGTACATGGTGCAAACGTAATATTTCATTTTATAATGAATAATAGTGGTGACTAAGTGAAAACAGATGAAGAAATATTATCCACTGAATTTGAGATGATAATTTCACGACTACGTGAAAAGCCGAAAAGTATATATGGTGGCATTGTCATATTCCTAAAGGCCATAGAGTTTATATTTAAGTTTTTAACCTTTGCTATTCAACCCATTGCAATCCCCATTTTTGCACTTTCATTGCTGGCTTTTGCTGGAATTATTTTTCATTTTATTGTGTCTAAAATATTATGATGAAAAACAAATATACGTATTTATTATTGAGGCAGCTCCGGCCAAGTGATATCAGGTGCTGTCGATACATCTAACTGCTTTAAAGCAACCACGTATTTCTTCAATTTGACTAAACGAGTCGTACCTTCATCATCAATAATTCCCAGCATCAGGTCAGTTTGCAGCGCGGTAAGCTCGTCCTGAACTAACCAGATTCTGCGGCTCCGTTCCCTTTCCGCTTCTGCCACCTGCATTTCTTGCAACCAAACCATATTTACGACGATAGCATCATGGGTAAATGCATCTAAATACTTTTGCGTAGCGAAATTGACCACTGTCATTCCGCGCCCACTTGCATTTTCAAACACGACAACATAAATATTGTCGTATGCGTCGTTGTCTGGTTGCTCTTGATTAATTAGGTTTTCCATTTTTTATTCCTTACGGGCCAACAACGATGACATAAAATTCCGGCCAGTCAGTCCAGTCATAACTTACACCACCATCGCGGGCGTTCTGAATGCTAAATGAATTAGGCGTTCTATTCCAAATATTGGCGGAGTGAGCATTTAATGCACCATTTTGCGTGCCGCCATTAATCCCAACCGTTACCGCATACGCGCCGTTTGACGTTGACATGACAAAGTTATAGCCGCCAACGTTGGTACGGTTTATCGCAGCAAAGCCAAATGAGCTAATAATTGTGCCGTTTCCTTGCACTGCCGCCCACGCCCTGACTCGGTGGTCTGTGCGGTTAGACAAGTAGGTAGATAAGTAACCGCCCCAGAGCGGGCCGTAGATATTACCGTCAGCTGCTAGCCATGCGGCAGTATTACCCGCATAAACAGTACCTTCTGCTATCACTCCTGAGCCTTTTAAGTTACCTGCCGTAGTCAGAGTGCCGGGAAGACTAATAGCGGTACTGGTAGACTGGACTGCATTTACTATCCGGCTATCATCGCCAGCGGCAGCAGTACCGGCAGTTTTTCCGATATCCAGCACTGCCGCCCCTTTAAGCCCTAAATTGGTTCGTGCGGCGGTCTTATCTGCTACATCGTTGAAGTTTTTGCTTTTCTGTAATGCATTGGTAGCAATGGCTGCGGTATCCGTTAAGCCAAGGTTAGCAATGGCGGCAGCTATTGCCTCTGGCCCTGCAGCCGCGATTTCAGCGAGGTTATTAGCCGTCTGCAAATAGGTGCTGGCCCCCTCTTTACGCCACACACCAATATCTAATGTGCCTGTGGGTTCTACGCCGGTGTTTTCTGACAATGCAATATAGCTATTGCCACCGTGGCTCACTCTCGCCCCTGCCTGGTAGGGGGCATCGGCAAACCAAATTAGCTGCCCAAGGTTTTGCAATTCCTGCAAGGCTAAATCGACCCGGTTATGCCACCAGTTTTCCCACTTGGCCTCGGGCGGATCTTCTGATGCGCCCCCTGCCCAACCACGCGCAATCAGACCATCGCCGGGGCGTTCAAATTGTGCGGGCACACTGGCCCACGGCTGATTAAAGCTGTCATTTCTGGCCATATAGTGGCTCCAATTAGATATAAGCGCCCATGCCGTAAGGCTGAGCGTCGAAGGTGCCTTTATAGGCAAAGGGATGATGGTTAACACGGATCAAGCTGGCTTTGACGCCTTGCGGTCGGGGGATTAAATCAAATAGCTGAATAAGCACTAAGACATTGGCGGGGATCGGTTTATCGACCCAGATAGTTTTCATGGTCATATCCTGCCCATCGATGATGGCGGAATTAACATCCAGAATGTAATCAACCGCAGTTTTGATTTCATCCAAGGTAGCGTTGGTGTTGTTTTTCTGGATCTTGGCTTTGATTAATACGCGATAGAGGTAATCCGATACCGGAACTTTGCCGATTTGTTCATGCGGCGCTTTATACGGCGCGACATTATAGGGCTGTGCGCCGCCGGTACCGTTATAAGCAAATATCGATAAGTAATCGCTGCGGATGAGTGGCCGCTCAGTAAATCCGGCAATGCGACCACAGATATCCAGTTGATCGCCCTCGGCATTATCAATATCCAACAGGTTATTGATTTTAGTGATCTGCTCTTCCAGTGCAGATTGGCTGATGTCCGGTAAAATACTGATCCATTCAACTAATTTCGGCGCGTTTTTATATTGCAGGTAAATCCGTGACAGTGCTTTTTTGCGGTGGTTATACATAAACCACCTCGATATTCTCAGTACTAAACACGCCGAGCTGATTAAAGGCTATTCTCACTGCACTCTCATTGGCCTGTTCGACAGCAGTACCGACGGTAATCGCATTCACAAAGCCATTACCGGCCACCAAATAATTGACTGGGGTAAATAAACGGCCCGCGCCAATACTTTCACCAATTTTAAAACCCAACTTAGAAAAACCATTGGTTTGATCAAAGCCGGTAATGCTGTAATCGACAATCGCCTGCTTTATCTCTTCGTCAATAAATTCGCTATTACTGGCGATCTCTACCCGTACATAAACCGGTATTAGTTGGGGGCGAAAAAAGGTTACGGTGATCGGGTTACCTTTTGGGGTAACAGTATCCAACGAGATTTTATTAGGGAAAGTGTTATAACGGTTTAACCCACAGCCGGGGCTTTTATTGATGGCAATACTGTTAATAACATCCTCGATGCTGCCACCATCAACAAATATCGCCATTGAGTGACCGAGCACCCCATTCTCGTCGGCTTGATCCTCAAAATTTTCATAAATCCGCGCTCGTTTAACATCATCAATATTGACCAGCGCCGCATAAATATTATCAATCTGATTGGAGCCAGGTAGCGCCACTGATTCATTGCGTCGGATGCGAAATGCGTTATTGGTTTCTTTATCCAACCCCATTGACGCTGCAGTGTTATTTGTCACCGCCGTAATGCCGCCGATCGATGTGGCAATAATGGTCAGATTATGACTATTGGCCCCCTGCGCCCCTGCCAGCGTACAAGTGACATTCACCGTCGCATTCCCTGCCGCGTCAGTAATAACATCACCATCAGTCGCCCATAAGGTATTAGTCGCCCTATTTCTGATTAATGTCCCGGCATTGATCGGCGTAAAAGCGATGCCGCTAAAATTAACGGTAGCGGTTGAATAGGTCGCATTTTTGCGTTTGATTCCAGCGAACGCGGCAATGCGGTCTAATTGTTGGTCAATCGCTGAATTGGGATCGGCGGCGTGATAAGCATTAATTACCGCTTCATCCAAATTAGCTAATGCCTCACACCAGACCGCTATTGCCAGACCATCTGGCGATTCCGGGTTAATATTCCAGCCATCATCAATAGCAAGATAACGCTGGCGCATAGTATCCAGATATTCACTCAGCGTGGTGCCGCTAGCCCCGTCACGATTAATGGTGGCCATTAGATAAGATCCTCAGTGAACAGGAAATCAAATGCGTCGTTATTAATATCAATCACCGCGGCAAATATCGTTATTTTGCGATTCTTCATATCGAGATCCATTTCAAAGCGGTTAATGGTCAGCACGCCTTTGGCCGCCAATAAGCGCTGTTTAATATTGGCTTCGGCAATATCGCGTGAGGTTTTGCCCAATATGCTTTGAAACCACGGCGTTCCCTCGGTGGCATCAAGAAAATACTCGCCAAGAAATAATCGTAGGCAGCAGATCATGGCTTGCCGGGTTTCTTCTTTGCCGCTAGCAAACTGGCTGCCGTGGGTAACAATGTCGCCATTTTGGAAATTGCGGATCACAGTGCCTCCGGAAACAAAAAGCCCCGGCATAAGCCAGGGCGATAATAGGTAGGATTCAATCAGGATAATGAGGTTATTGCGGCCCATCAGTGCGATCATTGCCGCGTTGCACGCCACCGTGGTCGTGGTCGCCAACTTCCAGCTCGCCAATCGCCAAACCACCTTGGGTAACCTCAGTGCGGCCATTAAGGGTGGTTTGCCCATTATTGGTAAACTCTGGGCCGCTATAACTCATGCCAGATTCGGTAAGCGCCAATGTGGTACCGCCAGCCGTCAAAGTCATTCCACTATCAGTGAGGTGAATACGCACCCCGCCACTTTTGTTACTTAAACCAATCCCCTCGGTCGGCAAGCCCGCAATCGCGGTTTGTTGTGAGCGGTAGCCAGGGGCAAAGAAAGCATCGGACGGATTAAACATCCGTGCATCCAGTGGTGCTACCGGCCCCCCCTGACTGAGCCAATTGTCGATAGAACGTTGGCTGAAATGAATATAGCCCTCGGTACCCGCGGGTAATTCATGAAAAACCGTCCATTCGGCACTACCAGAAAATTGCACTGGCACATGTTCAATAACGGGGAGTGTCTTAAATTGACCGTCACCGATATGGCGCTGAATGCCGCACTCCACCACTGCGCGTTGCAAATCGGCGTTATAACTAATGACTTTACCAGGCATGCCGATCATCAGGTCACGCACCATATCGCGCTTGAGCAGCATCATGGTGCTATACAGCGGGTTGCTCTCAATCATCATTACCTCAGGGCATTCGCCATTGACTGATCAGCGTAGTTTTCCACGTATCACCCCATAAGGTGCCTTCGTGGTAGGTACGCAGCACATTAAACTGGCCGGTCTGCTGCTGAATATTCGCCAGATTATTGAGGTCGGTGTTATACATGCCGCTAAAATTAATCGTCCAAAAACTTGAGGTGACATTAATCACATCGGCCGGCTGAATTTGATGATTCATTTTGACGTCAATTTCCATGGTGCTGAGATACCAGCGCGGGACACTTTCCATACCATTTTTAGCGGTGATCTCATGGGTCGCCCATTTTCTGGCGGCTCCCTCTCTGGCTAATAGCACCCTTGATGGCGTGATCATCCAGTAATATTTCCAGTCATCTTTTACGCTATCGAGAATATCGCGACACAAGCGGCCACCAGAATTATAGGAAGTGGCAAAACGCGGTAAGTCGGAAAAGTCACCAATCACTTCAACATCAAGGCCAAAAGCCGCGGCGACATCTTTGAGCATTGCAATAGCAGGCGTATTCGCGCCCCAGGTTTTAAATATCGTGGTATTCCATGCCAGACCAATCGTGCGGCAATATAACCGCAGGCAGGTATTTACCCCCTCTTTGACCACTTCGACATTGTGAATCCGTCCGCTGAATATCGTGCCGATGTTGTCGCCATAACCAGCTTTTAATACCAAATTGCCATAACGCTTTTCTTTGTCGTCATAGCGCTGGATCAAGGCGCGGGTGCGCGCTGAAATGCCGTAAAGGGTAATTCTGGCGGTGGCATCGACATTCTGCGGGGTATTATCGACAGCAAAACGGATCTCTAATGGCGGCTGATAGGTAAGTTCATCGCCACTCACTGGGGTAATGGTCAGTAAGTAATTGCGGCCAAAATAGCTACTCATTATCGGGGTACCATGTCAGGCAATTATTAATGCCAAGATTGGCGATGGTCGGGGTCTCCCCGGCTAATATCAGTAGGCCAATATCGGTATTGAGTCCCGCCAATAAATTAACGCCAATATGCAAAGCACGCCCCAAAACTACCGGCTCGCCCTGTTCATAAATATCGACGCAGAAATAATTAAAACGGGTGAGCCAGTGCAAACGAAAAACCAAATAGTGATTATTTAATTGCACTCGAAAACGCTGTACCGCGTAACCATTATTTAATGGGATAACTTTCATTACGTGGCCTCGACAAAAACTTCACCAAATGAGTATTCACGTTGCCCCTGAGTGGCAGCACTATCGCCATAGGGTAAGTTGTCATTGGTTTCAGCAACGGTGTCGTAAATAATATTGAGCTGTAACAGTTCAACCACAATCTCCAGCCCGCCCTCATTCTCTTTTTTCAACTGGGTGCGGGTATTGGTGATCAGGCAATTTTTATAGGCGGCCCCACGGCTGGCCACTAATTCGAACGGCGTATGTGAGCGCTGCAACTCACGCAATTGTTCGAGTAAATTTTGCGAACGGGTTGAGCGCGATTGTGATCCCAGGCTGCCGGAATACAAACTGGTGCCAACCGAAGCAGCCACTCCTGCCAGCGCCGCCGCCCGGCCAGAAAGCAAACTGGCCGCCATACCAGTAGTGATACTGGCTCCGGCCCCCAGTAGTCCGGCAATACTGCTATCTTGCTGGGCCAGCAGTTCACGAAACCAGTTATCCGACACACCGATAATCATGGTTAGCGCCAACGCGCGCGTCACCGCGTTATCGTGGGCGGTATTGGCATCTTCCAGCGGGAACTCACTGACATCAGTACGCAGCTCGCTCGACTCTTCCAGTAATGCATCAAAATAGAGATTGCCGATTTTCGGTCGGTTACGGGTAAATAGTCCGGTAATAGCCATCAGTAGTGCTCCGTATGCATCATGTCGCGCGCTTGCTGGGCCAGTTGAGTGGTGGCCTGTAGCACCCCGTCACGGATGGATTCACTATCACCGCCCACGGTACCCACATTGATAATATTGTGTTGTTCCAGTCTGACATCACCACGGGGCGGGGATGCGGCAACTGATTGCATGGGGGTGGTTTGGCGGTCGCTGTAGCCCTGAATCTCTTCCCATGAACGTTTGGGCTGGGCGTAATTTGATGAAGGTAGCGAGGCCCACACACCACCAAGCCCGCTGGTGGCATCAGCAAAATTCCCGTTCGTCACATTTTCTAGCTGACCGGCACGTTGAATAAGAAACAACGCGGCGAGATCCTGACTGCGTGGTGAAAAGTCGGTCAAATTAAGCGCTTTGACGGCATCATCCCAAGAGCCGCTGGTGAACTGATAACGACCGGCAGCCGAGGTTTTATTTTTAGTGCCGTCCGTTTGCGTGAACTCTTTTAATTGCCGTGGGTGGTCGCTGCTGTCATAGAATTGGTCGCCGCCAAACATCGTGTTATAGCCAGAATTAGCATAACTGGCGGTTCCCTCGGCTTTGGATAGCACCTCCAGATACTGGCGAACGTTGGGATCATCAACCAGATTATTAAGGTCGCTGCTATCACTGGGGTAAGGCACGCCGGGGTTATTTTTAGCCCAGTTCTGCCGCCCTATCGCATCAGGATTACTCATGGCTTTGGCATCGTCGGCACTGGTAAAAATATTACCGGGCGTTAATGCCGCCGCCGCGCCGATGGTGACCGGATTGACCAGCAAGCGTGACAACCAGCCGCGCCCACCAGCAGCACCTGCGGGTGGTTTCCCGCCACCGGGCAACATGCCGCCGACAAACTTTAATGCGCCGGCGGTACCGGCCAGACCGGCAGCAGTCAAAATCGCTTTGGAGACTTCGGGATTTTCTTTAATAAACTGATTAATACTTTCTAATAACGCATTGATGATTGGCAGTAAGTCGCCACCCATTGAACGGGCCAGATTGTCAAAGTTAGTCGCCAGATCCGCCATCTCTTTATTAAACTCATTGGCTGAGTCAATAAGTTTGGGATCGAGCGGTTTATATAACTCTTCAAAATTTTTCAGTGAGGCATTAAGCCCCTTGCTACCTCCCTCCAATAAGCGGGTAAAAGGATCATTATCACCGCTGCCAATTCCGCTGCGCAGATTTCGCCGCTGGTCATTATCCATTTTGCCGTAAGCATCTATAAGATACTTGAGCGAGTCCATACCGGTTTTATTGGCAAATTCCGTCGGGTTAAATGCACCATTCCAATAGGCTTTATCGCCTAACTCCCCTTGTCTGGCACGCTGTTGCAGGTCAGGGATTTTCTGCACAATCTGATTAGCCGCATCCGGACTAAGACCAAGACTGCGCATCGCATAACGCAGACCATCGATCTGTTTAACGGTAAAGTTGGTGATTTTACTCAGCCTGTCCATTTCTAATACTGAGGCAGATAAATCAGCAGTCAGGGCTTTTAAGCCAACACCGGTACCGGCTGCGGCGGCCAGTTGCAATATGCCGTCTTTAATCCCTTTAACAGCATCATTGGCGGTTTGAAAGCTCTTTGCATCTGTTTCCAGGCCAAGGGAAACCAATAGAGAATCAATTGTCTCTGACATGGAAACCTCATATTTTAGGTATAAAAAAACCCGCGCGATGGCGGGTTTGATATGGCTCAAAGGTAACTATTAGTTATATTTTATCATTTTACTTATTGGGTTATTGCCCCTATAAAATCACATTAGATCATCTCAGGAAATTCTTCTTCGACTCTAGACGTAACAGTCTCTGATTTTATCTTTTCGTTAGCTCTAGCCGCAATAATAGCTTGAGATTCCCTGTACTCTGGAGCCCTAGCAAACTCATCAAATGATGCATCATAACCGAGTTCGCGAACTTTACTTTCAATATCAGATAACGGAACGCGGAAGAACTCTTTTCGATTATTAACCAAGTTAATACGCCGTTTCGAAAACTGTTGGTGAAGACTGGTCTCGAGAGAAGGGGCATCAACAGAGTAAATTAGTGCGTGTATGTCATATTTAAATGGAACAGAAGCCGAACCAAGTTCATTTACACGATCTTCTGGTTCTAATCTGCGAGTTAAGCCGATTTTATAAATATCCTCCCCAAAAGCTCCAATATTTGAAATTACATATACGTGCCCACTTCTAGTTAATTGTGCCTGTGATTTAGCTCGTTCAGACAAAGCACGAGCCTCTTCGAGTTGAGACTCTAGTTCAGAAATTCTAGCTTCAATCTGTTCTTTCTGCTCTTGGTTGGCTTTATCTAACTCTTTACGCGCCCGTTCCATTGCTTTTTCGAAGTCCCGTTCGGCTTTCAATTCTTCTTTTATCGCTTTGTCATATTCACGCTGGGCCTTTTCTTCCTCTCGTTGAAGCTCTCGATCCTCCCTCAAAATCTCCCTTTCTTTTTGTAGCTTAAGCTCTTTCTCATGACATAGAGTAAGCTCTTCCAGTCGAAGATTAAGATAGTTGCGAGTTATACTGATATTCATAGAATGACCGAACTTATTCAACGCATCGAAAGCAGTTTCAATTCTCTTATGTAACTGAGCAATATTTCCAGATTTTACCTTAGCTATAGCTGCATCACATTCGCTGTTAAACGCTCTTGTCAGCAATTTGACATAGCGTTTAATCATTTTTCCGCCTTCAGCCTTACTTCCATTCACCGTCCAATTAGTATCAGAGTCACAAGCTGCATCTTGACGTATAAGTGCCTTTTGGCGCTCTTTATTGCGTGTTATTGCTTCTTGGAAGGCTACCGAGTCATGGTAATCGAAACGAGGTTTATAAATGCCAAACTCAACCATATCAGCATCATCACTAACCTGAGAAAGTTTTTCTGTTAACTCTAAAAGCCGTGCTCTTTTTTCTCTATACTCTTCTTTTAACAAAATAAGTTCGCGCCGTTGTTCAGAAAGCTGCCGCTCTGATTCGTTTTCCTTTCTTTCGATTTCATTTAGTTTTTCTTTTACTTCATTATCGATAGATTCTTTCGCGGTTTTTTCTTCTAGCTCTAGAGTTTTTCTGCGTTCTTTTTCTTCACTATCAAGTTCTTTTCGTAATCTCTCAGCCTCTTTTTCTATATCAACTATTTTGCTATATCTTTCGATATTTGCTCCATATTGCTTTTTTTCCTTATTTCTAACGTATAAAAGTATCAATACAACAATGGATAAAACGGCACAGACAGCAACCAATCCCCAAATCATCGGATCCATTCCATCAAATAAAAAGATACAAGAATTGTATCAAAATATATCTAATAGTTCATCGGTTACTATTAAGCTAAACCCTCATAGCGTTGATTGTTTATGCTTTTCCCCTTTCCACCACCGCCATAATCTCATCCAACACCTCATGCATCAGTTGCACATCATCAATGGTGTAAGTGCCATCCAGCATATCTGACCATCTTGCCAGTGGCGGGCAATGTTGCCCGGCACCGGCACAAGGTCGCCATAAAAACCAGTCTACGCGGGAGGGTGCTGCGGATTGTTTTCCGCGCTTTTTCCCTCGCCGCTGAGTTGCCAAAAAGGGCCGATATTTTCCCTCAGTACCTGCCCCAGCAATACCAGGTAATTATGGGCTTCATCCTGGAACAGGTTTTCGCCCACCGGGATATTATCGGATTGGCGAACGATGCTACCGCTGTTAAAACACAGCTCTTTCAAGCGGTTTAAGCTCATCATATCGACGGAAGCTAAACTGGCGGCCATACCCATTGCGGTGACATTGGGGTTGATCGCCGGTAACAAACCAGACTTAGCCGCGATTTGCAGCATTTCGACCTGATCTCTGGCCGGTGATGTTGCCCCGCGAAAAAGGGTGTCACCGATCACGACTTCAATTTGACGCCCCATAATTAAGTTTCCTCAGAGTCAGCAAATTCAAAAATAAATTGTTCATCAGACACACCACTTTTCCCGGCGCGGGTGGCTGAACCACGGTTAGTCATAATGCCGTCGAATCCGGCAAAACGTTCGTCAGTGCCGGTCTGTGAAAAGGTAAAAGTGGCATCAATACCGGATTTCTCCACCGCCAATAACTGGCGGGCCTGCACCGAGCCGGGGATCAGGTTGATGGTCAACCGTTTGGCGCGAGTTTTATTGTCCAGCCGTACTGACGTGCCGCCGATACCGCGTTTTAGCGCGGCGCGGGGTTCTAAATCTTCAATGGTGATCGGTGGGTCGGTATCACCAAAATCATCAATCGGGATACCAAAGACGGTGAGGTTAGAGCCATCAGCGCCGTATCTGTGCATGGTCATAAGGGATTACTCCACGGTGGCATTGATTTCAGCGATATGACCGGCACGGCCTAAAATCACTAACAAGGTGGTTAATGGGAAAACACGTTTTTTGCGTTGGTCTGAGGTCAGCGCAAGGACATCTTCCGGGCGGGAGCGGATAACAAAACCAAAATCAGCCACTTTAGTCACGCCATCGTCAGGATCAACATAAGAGCCGGTACCCAGCACACCGTTATTGAAAAAGCGTTTGCAGGTAGTGGCAACCGTAGACAGTAACCCGTCATAGTCGCGTGGTGTCAGTGCGCGCTTGGTGCCAACATTAGCAATGTAGTTGTAGCCATCCACCTGAATATGGTTTTTCAACACATCCAGATTGACCACATCATCAATAAATTCGCCATAGGACGACATCGATTTACTGTTGATCACCCGGCTGTTATCAATTTGCCCGGCCAGTTCAATTTTAGTGAAAAACACCGCGTTCTTGGCTTTTAGATAATAATCCAGTGACACCGACACGCTCAGCTAAACCGGTGGTGAAACGTGAGCGCCTGGAACTGGATCAGTATCTCGCTATTCGTGAGGTCGCTGACACATTACCGGCGTGGTTCGGGTTATCAATGGATCTGGCGCTAGTCACTGGCCAACGCCGTGAGGATTTATCTCTGATGCGCTTTGACCAGATTGTTGATGGCAGATTACAGATAGACCAAGGCAAAACCGGAGCCATGATCTCCCTGCCCTTAGATCTTGAACTTAAAGCCGTTGGCCTACGCCTTAGCACCGTGATTGAACAATGTAAATTAGCCAGTAAAACAGACTTTATGATAAGTGCTGGCATCAGAAAAAATAGCCCTGACGGATCACTACATCCAGATAGCCTGACAAAGAAATTCGTAACGGCGAGAAAAGGAACAGATTTTCGTTTTGATGAGAGTCCGCCAACTTTTCACGAGATCAGAAGTCTCGCTGGGCGATTGTATGAAAAGGAAAAAGGTAAAGAATTTGCGATGAAACTGCTGGGGCATAAATCGGAGAAGATGACGAACAAGTATCTTGATACGAGAGGGAAAGAATACGTGATGCTATAAAAGACCGAATATCAGATTTCGATAAGATTTCGATAAATTTCGATAAACCACAAAATTCACCTTTAAAATCAACAGCTTAAAAAGAGACCGAATACGATTCCTAAAGGTGAGAATTCTTAATTTTATCTATATAAAACAATAAGATAACCAGAGTCATGACCTTTAGCCTACGTTTAACACCGTCTTTAAAAGATCAACATGATCATATAGTTATCAGCTATTTCGAAAATTCTCGGGAAAATTTCGAGCGTTAAAATGAGGAAAACATGACTTCAACACTGTTTATAGTCTGCCTAATACTGACAGCCGTAATGATCACCATCCACCCTGCTCTCTCTATTCCTTTTGTTATCGCTACTTATCTGCTGGCAGGTAAAGGCAATATGCACATGGACAGTAACACGAGTATCATATTAGGCATCATCGGATTTATTCTGTTATTGGTTCTGTTCGTTATTGTTAATGATGCTCTGAAATAACTATTGATATTGTAACGTGGATTAATCGCTACTCAATTTGACAGTCAGCTAAGAGCGAGAAGCGGACGGCAGAACATTCCTTGAACTTAGCAATGTATCCTAATGACAAATCAGCCTCGTAGCGATAATTTTTTATTTAAAGCTCGGTCGAGAGTTTTGAGCTCCTTATCTAAAATGGGAGTTATCTCAATATTGAATTCGATCAATTGTCCATAATCAAGACGCAATAATTTACGGATAAAATTTGACCGATAGGCCCAAAGTGACTTACGACTGGTACAATACGACATCATATGAACTTGGACATTTGACTCAAAACTGTCCCAACAAGTCAACAAACTTACGATATTGCTAATATATTTTATTAATTCAGCTTGGATCTTTCTCTGATCAAGACGGTTTTTCACTTCTGTGAAAAAATTCTCAAGATTATCTTGATAAACATCTTCGACTAATGATTCCAAAACAGGGTACAAGGGCATTGTTTTATTATTGCCCCCTCTACGAATAAGGCGCAACTTTATGTTTTTATTATCATTACCTTTGGCATAACGAAGATAACGTACGACTTCTGTAATGCGATCCTGATATTCAGGACGTAAATTCAGTTCAAACTGTCGGAGCCAATCCTCTTTTGCACCTTTATCAAAAGCATGTATAGCTGCAAAGTATTGTGCTATTTTTCGTTCTTTCTGGCCTGCCCTAGGAGCGGTCGCATGTCGGAACTGCGCCTCATGCCAATTTAAAAAATTAACAGCTATTGAGGTCAATTCTTCACTTTCTCGTATGTAATACGTACTTGCGTTAATAAAAGTATGTAACCCCGCATTTTTACTAATATGCTGATAAAAAGAATAGGTGATACTTTCGTCCTCTGAAACATGGATAGTTTCACCGATTTTTTTCAGGCACCCATCGATCGCTGCATCCAGATATGCAAATGTCTCTTCCAATCCAGTCAGATAAGTGACCGCAGGATCATCAAAATCATAATTTACACGCGGTTTCATGCGCAGAATTTCGACAATTTTCTTTTCTAAAGCATGCACAATTTTCTGCGAATTCCATAAAAAATTGCCATTATCTTGTAAAAACTCTTCAAATATTGTAGCTGCAATAGCACCATCATGGGATTTATCCTCAAAAAAATCATAGTACCCCAAAGAATAGTGTTCGGGGCTGTCTTTAAGAACGTACTGCTTTCGCCATTTTGGCGCTAGGAGATTAAGAGGTGTTACCAGCAACATTAGATGTCTGAAACTATCAGTACTACTATGACGAGGATACTGTTTTTTCGCTATCTCAGTTCCAATCAAATCCCAAACTGACTTACGAGCATTTTTAAGGTCTGAAACCTCCGTGTATGATTTTCCACTCGCAAAACGTGATTTCAAAGAAAGCAAATCAAGATTAATATGGTCAATAAGTTCTTCTTCGTTGGTCCAATGCTTGGACCTGAATAATTGATTATTTGGATTATGATTTTTTTGCTCTGCCATTTTTATACCGCTCTTTAATGCCGTTAATTCGATTATATTCAAGAAGGGAAGGTGCGGCTCGTGGCCGCACTGATGATATTCGTCGCCCTCTTATACTTTAGTAACCATTAAAGTCTTCATCACTACCTTCTTGGGCTTTAATGATATCTTCAGCACAAACATCCTGAAGTGTACCTTCTGCATTGTTCAGGTCGTCAATTACTTCCTGAAACTTTTCACCGAGTTCAGCAGCCGATACTTTACCTTCTGCTATGAACTCAAGTGTAGAAATGGCTGCCTCTACATTTGGTAACTCATCCTTAACGCGGATAACTTCCTCACCAAATGGGATATCATCTAAAGGAATCCAACGGTTGCTGTCGATGTCAATACCGCGCTCCTCTTCGAGCTTACTCTCTACTGCATCGTTGATGCTTCCAGCTACATCAATGAACTCCTCAGACATCTCTTTTAATGCCTGAGCGCGGTCTAGAGCTTCTGCAATTTCATGCTGTGTTATGTCACTCATAACGATCTCCAGTACTAGTTTTAAGCTAATTGTTGATGTAATGTTTGCGAAAATTACCCCAACGACATGTGATCAAATAACTACCGCCTGATGAATCCTGACTAGCCAGTTATCAGCTAATGTCATAACCACGGACGTGATTGCTGTCGTTAAGGTCATCATACTTAAAATGGTCATTGAGTCAGGGATGCTAACTTCTATTTATTGCTTTTTTACCATGTGCAGCACTGTGATCTGCATGATATGGATTGGTATCATGCAGAGTTAGCAACGTCTGCTTCTGGCACAGAGCTGACGTCCGCTATGAGCGAAGAGCGGACGTTGCTAACAGCGTTCTGTTTGAATCAACGGGGAGCAGGTCAGCGCCTACAGCTACGCAGCTTAACCCGAAACATTATTCATTGTGGTTTTTGCAGCTTCCGCTGATACCACATATAGTGGATACGGGAGTCGGACGGGCCAACACCAGTGCAGAACGAGCCGGTTTCACTGCTGCGCTTTAATGATGCCAACAACCACGCTAAATTTAACGCTTTATGGGGGTACACATATGGACCAAGAAAGTTTGAAGAGACTCACTGAAGAGTATCATTCGAAATATGAAAAACATCTAACTCCTGAACTCGACATGACGTCATTGGTATTAAAGGCCCACCTTTTCTTGGAAGAGATTTTGTACGAAATTGTCTTGCTTCACTGTAAGGCTCCTAAAGCTTTAGAGGGTATTCAATTCTCATTTCATCACAAATTGAAATTAGCTGAAGCGCTTTACGGAGTTCATATGTATAAGATAGAGTTCCCTAGGGGTATCTGGCCCGTACTTGATGCGCTAAACAAACTCAGAAATGAGTTGGCACATAGAATAGATAGTCCAAAGCTTGAAGATAAGATTGTTAATTTCTTAAGAGCTTCAGAAGAAAACATGATGAAAGAAAAACCATCACGGCATTTTAATGAAATATTATGCGACCCTAAGCTTTTAACGGAAAGAATGCTCAATGTATTATTGTACGTGCTTGGATGGCTTGGTTACATGCATGGTATAATATACTTAAATCCTCCCGAAAAGTTTTTAGCCCCTCTATTTCCAGCAGTTAATAATAAAAGTTAGTTTTTGCTACAGTCCGCTTTTAGTACGAAGCAAACAAGCTAATTGGGCTGAATCTCCGCTATGAGCGAGGAACGGAAATAGTTGCTCTGTAGTAGCCCAAGTTTAAACAGTAAACTTCATCGGTAAGGCATAGGTATAAATAAATACCGGCCTTTGTATTGCCCGACAAAAATAGACTATAAGATTTTTCTCTCTATGGTGTTTGTAATGATCAATACGTCATCAGGAATATTTCGCTTCCCCTCTATACGTATTGTGAATACAAAAAGAATAATCGCTGATTTCACAATTTTCATAAGTTGTAACAGATGCTTCTCAAATTTTTCTTTCTCAATAAATTTCACTTCATCAAAAAAATCATAAGAATTATATAAATCTGTTAACATACCTTTCTCGTGAATAACTAATAACTTATGCTCTAAATCATTCCTCCAATCTCTATAAAAAGCAAGCTCACCATTTTTATCGTTCAAATCCATTGCAATACTAAACAAACCGAACAATCCTTTATTATTTATTTTGTTTATTTTATCCTTTCTTTTTTCATCACGAACCTGCCAGAAGTTATGAAAGTATATATTCCCTCTATCTGGTTTTAAATCAAATAATTTACATAGAGCAACTGCTATTTTATCTAAGACACCAAAGCACGATCTAAATGCTATCCTTAACTTCTCAACATTTTCATATAATATCTCACCGTTATACAACTCAGAATAACACGTCTCAGAATCCTCATAAAAGAACTCACTACCAACCTTATATTCGAAGAACATTTTTCTTGCTAAAGAGTACTCAGCTTTAAGCCTGTTTAACACCATCTCCATTGGCACAATAAAATCCCCAAAAACGCCTTTCTCGGTGGTCGCAATAGTTATATTATCTTTAGATGATGCATAACAATTACAATATAGAGAATGATCAGACAACATTATATTATTATCTATACAAAACCTCTGATAGTGTGATAAAGCATCATACTCCTCCCGCGTGAGCCTTTCATCTGTAATTATATCCTCAACGGCATCTATACATGACTCACTCAAGATATCTTCGTTGTACTTTATTTTTCTTTGATAAGTAGCAATCCATGAAGGAATACATTTCCCTGATTTTATTGCACATTCATAACCTCGAATAACTTCCCTAATCATTGTATATGTATATGTGGTAGATAACTCATTAAGCAACTCTAATGCTTCAGATCTGTTGACCCATGCTTGGGGAATTGAGTCATCAATAGATATGGCTTGTTCATAATAATCCATTGATTCAGATATACGATATTGTCTTTTTAATGCATTAGCTAGGTTTACCATTAACTCAGGATGAGTCCCCCCATCTTCTAGGGAGAATTTATACGATTTCCAGTAATTATTTTTTACTTCATTCAGTTTAATGAAACTATCAATATCTGCATCGCCATGAGGATTAAAATCAAGGACTGCGCCCATGCCATTTGCCACGTTATAGTAATATGATGATTTTGTCATTATGGTCAGAATAGCATCTTTGTTATTTATAAATAGACTCAAACCTTCTTCTGCTATGCTTTTTATGTTACTAAAGCTTCCAATATCAATAAGATTTCCAGCCAAATTAGATAAAATAATTATTCTATTTGCATTGATAGTATTTATATCATCTATGCCTTTCAGTAGTTCCTTTACATTTTTATAGGCAGAATCAAATGTTCCTGTATTTATAAGATCATTTATATATCCCATTTTTGAAACTACATAGTTGATATCCATTCAATCCTCTAAAAACTAAGCCAACGATGCCTATCATTATATGAGTGTGGCCAATAGAAAGCATGCCACCTCTGACAAAAAACTTTCCATGATGAAAAAAATCACACTACAGCACACCTGACCTGCTACCTTCAAATTAATGCAGATCGAACTTAGAGACTTCCGCTCTTGGCACAAATTAGACTAACGATGGCCATTAGTCTACTTGAGCGAAAGCGGACATCCTAGCCTATTAGCTTGAGTGATGGGCATTCCACTCATCACGAGTAATCTCCCACAACTCTGAGTCCAGAAGGCCGCTGACAAACTCTTTCTTTTCCGTTCTTATTAGGCGCATACCGCTACTGACTGAAATGCGCTGAGAACGTATATTTTCAGTTGCTTTTGGAGCACGCAATACCGCCCTGTTCAAAGTGTTAAACCAGTAATCTGTCGCGGCAATACTGGCTTCGCGCATTAATCCGTACCCCTGACATTCAGGAACCAGCCAGAAACCACGATTATTATCTTCCTCATCATCCAGGCAGATAACACCTATTAAATTGTCAGGATTATCCCGGTGCCGTATGGTCCAAACCCAGGCGACTCCTTTTGCCATAGCTGGCAGCACGACGTTATTAACATAGTGTGCTGCGCCATCGTCAGGATAGGGCCAGGGAACCGATGACACCATATAACGGACAATTTCCCAGCGTGGATAGCGCTCTTGAATTTGTGATGCATCTTCGGCAACTATTGGCTTTAACAGCAAACGCTTTGTTTCTAGCATGGGTATTTGCATGGATCTTCTCCTTACTGGTTAACATATCCATTACCATTTTTTACTGGTTCAATATTTACTGTGATTTATTTGGATGTACAGAAGATATTCAGGTAATCGGACGGCAGACCAGCTGGGAAGTTGGCTTGATACTTATTGAATATAAATGTAACGGACATTTATAAACTGTCTGCTTCTTGGCACAGAGCAGACTGCCTGAACTAATTACACCCACACGAGGTTACTACAGCGCTGGCAAGCCAAACCATCTATAACCATAACAAAATCACTTTACCCAAAAGTTAATAAATCAGGGAGTCCTTCCAAACTCCCTTTCAATTCACTTATTAAAGTACGGATTCACCCGCTCCACCGCCTGCTGTACCAGTTTGTTTCTGGTCGCCATTAGCCGATCAATCTTTTCTCTTTTCTGATCCGCCGTGAGTATCCGGTCGCGCCTCATCATTTCAATCTGGGCATTCAGTGCCTTCACTTGTTTCTGAGTCGCTGTTAACCCCTGACGCTGCGATAATTTCCCTCTATTGTCCTCTATCAATTCATTAGCATCATCGCCACGCCCCTGCTTACGGAAGCTGTTAATAGTGCTATTAATCTGATTGGCTTCAGTCATCATGCGGTAAAAATCTTCTGTGAACTGGGTAGACTTAGCCGGATCTGAACCTCTGAAGAACGATTTAATCACCGGCATTTCATCCAGGCGCATGGCCGGGGTTTCGCCGTAGTCTTTCAGGTTACGCATGAAAAGATTCGTAGCGCCCATCACATAGCCGCCCAGGCTGCCGGTATACCCCATAACAATATGATCCAGCATCTTAGGTGACATATTGGTAGCCTGCCCAACTTCACGCATTAGCAGGCTGGTCTGATCATTATAACGAGCACCCGCAATCAAATTGCTGTCGGCCATATTCTCAATCGGACCACCTTTGAAGAAATCATAGTTAACATAAGCCTCAGCAATCGGCATGGCGACTTGTGGGATAGGGTTGAATGCCATCGTTTCCATAAAGTTATGCGCCACCAGCTTGCCAAATTTTGCCTCGGTATCTTTACCGCCCAGCGCACGAACAAATCGCTCTGGTAAAGTGCCAAATATCGCACCAAACTCGAACGGTTTTGGAAAGCGAATATGCTGATCACCAATCCATACATGCCAATAGGTGTCTTTATCCCAGTCCTGTAGCTCTTCATAACGCTTATCGTCCCAATTTAGCGCCATCAGTGCCAGAGAGGCCGCCGTAATCATGCCGCCGCGCTTCAGCACTTCACGCGGGTTCTCTTTGATACCTCGGCCTAATTTACTCAGCCCCTGCATGCGGGCGTTGAAGAACGGCAGCATATCACTCAGGTTAATCATGATATTGCTGGCCCCCATCATACTGAAATCCATTAAGTCGCGAGATTCAAAAGCTGCCTGAGCCTTACTTTTCCCCGATTTAATGGCGGCCTCATAAGTGGCCAGTCGGTTAGCATTCTCCGCCGCTTCGCTGAGATTTTTATATTTATGCAAACCCTGTTCAATCTTGCCCATCACCTCTTTGCTGTTACGAACAATAGAGGATTCAAATTCTTGTATCTGACTATCGTTGTAACCTTTACGCCGTAGAACACTACGAATGGTTTTAGCAGTCGATGCCGGATCATAAACATTCGAATAACCACCACCAAAAGTCGCGCCAGCAAACATCATATCCACCAGACTATCATCGGTGCGTAGGGCTTTTTTAAATCCGGCCCATGAGGCTATAACTGGCTTAAAACCATCTTTATTGATGGCCCATGAGTGGATTGAGTCACGTAAGAAGTTGCGGATAATAAAATCAGGCATTGATGTGGTGCTGACGGTCAGCACTTTTTTAGCCTGGCGGGCCGCTTTCATAAAGGTGGAATTACTGCGCTCAAGGTCAATCATGGTAAAGGCGCGATACAGTTCAGGATCATTAACCTGTACCAGTTTTTCCTGCCCATCAACAAACACCTTCACCACATCTTTGCCGATACGCTCAAAGTCCATCTTGTTCGGTGATTCAATCACCTCCAGCACACCGGTATCCGCAAGATTGACCACTGAGCGACGCATAGCTTCATTTTTCATTGAAGCATCGACCGATTTCGCCACGTAATTAAACAGGTTTTCGATAGGATCCTTAATGGTCAAATCACTGCCTTTTAACTTGCGCACAGTACTGCTCTGGTTAGCAATGCCTTTGCTGGTCCACGGCCCCTTCACCTCACCATTTTCTGCTTCACGATAATATGGCAAGTACCAGGCATCCTCCCACTGTGCGCGGCTTTCTGGATCAATCAATCCCATATCCTGTTGCAGATCCAGAATCGATTTAATAAAGGCATCATACTTTTTCTTCTGACCTTCGAATAAAGACTCATTACCCCGGTTGAGGGTTTTCATATAAGCAATTTCGTCGGCATTAAAGTTGTTCTCTTTGCCCTCTTTCATCAGCCGTTCAGAGCGATGGCCGGCGATCCATTTAAAGAAGTTTTCCCGATGGTTTCCCAGTCCGTCGAGAATACCCATAAGAGCGTCCTCTTTACCGGTACCGGATTGTCGCTCTACTATCCCTTCGGCTTTGTTATAGCGCGGCAAGCCATGCTCTAAAGTGGCGGCAGTAACAGAGCCTGCCCCGGCAGCCATACGCGCGCCAATGTAGGCAGAACTTCGTGCATCATTGATACCAGCGGCATCCTCGGCATACTTCAGCGGAGCCATGCCATCAAAGGTTTTAGTATTGAGTTTACGGCCAGTTTCTTTTAGCCAGACTTTCAGTTCCGTTTTATCTTTGCTGGTCACTGTACCGTAGAAAGTCTTGGCCTTATCAAACCACCCCTGCTCAACGTTAAAGCCCATTTTTCGGTTGGTTTCAGCATCCATTGATGGGTTGGCAGTACGAGAGTAAAGCGCGTCACTATTGCGAATATCCTGCTTGGAGAGTATATTTTTACTTGAGCCGCTAAAGGTGTTCGCCCCGGGCAATTGGAGCCCGGTTGCATGAAGCCATTTAGCGGCTTTTTCTTTGTCTAAATACAGCAAGTCGTTGTCCAACTGCTTTTGTAGCGCAGCACGGTTATCTTTCCCGTACACGCTCGCAATCTTATTCACCTCTGCAAATCCAGCACCTTTACCATTCAGATGAATAGCGGCAATCACTGGATTCCCATTAGCATCATGAGCTTCCACCAGTGAGACTAAAGCATCTTTCTCTGTTGCAGAACGCATGACAGCCACAGGGTCAGAAATTAGCTCAGGCAACCGCTTCATATCCTCTATTCGTACTGCGTGATCACGAATGGATGGGTCAGTAGCTTTATGGACCACGGACGCAGGCATGGTAAGCTCAATATTCCTTGCCCCAAGCGCCTGATAAACGGCTGGCGTATCGCCTAAACGAATCTGGTGGCGCGGGGCATTGTTCATTGCGGCAATATTTTCCACCTCCGCAGCAAACTGTTTTGCATCATAGCTATCGGGTTTGAATGGATCTTTACGACCTTTGGAATACAGTGCGTCTGACCGAGAGAAAGTATTATCGAACTCCCGCGTTCCCGGCTGTTCGCCATCATACATAGCAGTCTTTTTGAAGCGCCCGGCGACCGTGCGCAGAATATTACGTATTTCCGTTGGGGAAATGTCATTCGCATTCATGATGCCCGTTTTCTTCAATCCATTGATCAGCACAGAAACAAAACGGTCCCACATCGCTCCAAGGCCGGTGAGTTCTGAACGCTCAGCCATGTGAGCCAAAAACTCATTAGCCTGCATTTCGAGAGACTCATTACGGTATGATTTATCGACCTCCCGCCAGACATCCTGAATTTCTTTATTTTTGCTGTCGCGCGTTTGATGTAACACTCGCATGATACGATCATATTCCACATCGCCAATGACGGAAGCTAGCCCATGGTGCGCCAAGACCTCATGACGCAATTTAGCCCTAAGTTCGCGGTCAGAAGTAATGTTATCCGCTACCACAATCACCCGACTGAGTTCCGGTTGATAAATGGCATGGACAATGCCGAATTCTTTCGGGATCCCGCTCGGCATCATGGCAGCCGCTTCAGCTTGGGTTTGCACTACCTTAACTTTAATTTTGGCTGCACCATTCAAATTGCGCACCCAGACATCAGCGATAACTTGAGCCCGCCCTTGCCGTATTCCCTGAGTGGGTTTGTTACCAGCAGCAGTGTGACCAGTATCTGAAATCACATTGCCTTTGCCAATGTCAGTACCCTTACGCGAATAGAAAGTGATACCTTTATCGGTTGGTTTGGTTTTGATGGTTTGGAATAGGTGATCAAATGCCTGACGCACGCCGCCGTTTAATTCAGCTTCAGTTGGATAGGCATAAGTTTCAGGGTTTGCATGTTCGTCAGCTTTACGCAGGTTCACCAGATAGTCGTTAGTGATGCCTTTACTTTGTGCTTTATCAAGCAAATAACGCTCAAAGGCTCGCGCTGACATTTCGAGTTTAGTCGTCCAGTAGGCTTTGCTTCGGCCACCGTCTAGCAATGCAGCACGCTCCATCATTCCACTATTGGTGACTTTATCGACGGCACTTTTAAAGGCGTCATGCACTTCTTGCCTGACTGGATGGATGACTTCTTGCCTTTTGCCGCCACTAAATTCATAGCGAGGACGTTTACGATCGGTAATAAATTCGGATGAACGTTTACCGGACGCCTCGCCATGTACATCATAGGTGCCAAAATAGTTATCCAGTGCATGGAACCACTCATGCGCTAGCGAGCCTGCGCCATTACCTTTGGTGAGATTGATAACCACCTGCCCTGGCTCATAATGGGCTTTGGTTCCGCCCTTACCCCGTGCGCCAAATGCCAGCCCCAATTCACCATTGAGAGAGATGGCTTTGGTCGGCACACTCAGTAATTCGGCCATATCGATCAGGGAGTCATAGGCGTCGTTTAATTCAGATTGACGGCGTGGCCCCTCAACATAGTTACCAAACTGCACCCCGCGGAAACCGAAGGCATCACTAAATTGTTCAGGCGTCACATTACCCTTACGACGCTCAATACCAGTACGTGGCTCATTAGTCGCTTTGCGTTGTTCCTCGCGAGAGACTTTGCGTAATTTATCCAGTTTGGCTTCAATTTCAGCGCGATTCTCTGCCAGATAAGCTCGTGCCTCGTTGGGTGTTTTGAAGCCCGCTTTAAGCGGCAAAACGCCCATAGCCCCTTTGTAGCCAATAAACACGCTTTTATCTGCCCGCCGGGTATAGATCTCTAACTTAGCCTGTTTAGGGGCTGCTTCCCCTTTATCACTATTGAGCTGAGTCTCGATAAATGCCTTGGCTTTGGGTAATAGTTCCGCCATGGATCCCGCTGAAATATTTGCTATCACTCCCCTTGGCGTGACCAGTTGATAAAGTGTTTTACCACCGGGATAGCTCTTGCCGTCAAAATAGGTGTAATGACCGGAGTGAACTGAGTACTTCGATGCTTCGGACATCTGCTCAGGTTTAAACTGTGAGATTAAATCAACAGTATCGGCGGCAGATCGTAAGGAGGACTTACTGCGAAAAATGGTTTTTATATCGTCAACACTCGCATGGCTATTGATAATAGAACTCGCTAAATCACGAACCCCCTTAACCTGTTCAGCCCACTGATTAAGCTTATAAGGGGAGCCCGGTTTGGTCGGGATAAACGAGCGCAATACTGCAAGCAGCGCAAGTTTGTCTGACTTAACGCCATTCTCATGCATTTTGGTGTAATCAGGGTGCGGGAATAGTTTAGAAAGAGGCTGTTTCTTAATTTCTTCAATATCATGATCGGCTTTCAGTGACTCTGCCAATTGGCTCCATTTATGCTTCGCGGCCCCCTTAAGTTCCTCACCAAAATCATCAATTTTTGCGTCTCTGTTTTTGACTTGACCCACTAGCTCAGGTACGGGCAATCGAACACCGTACCCCTTTCCTACCGGTTCAATCGTGGCACCCGGCATCTTGCCCCATTTGGAATACTTAGCGACTTTCTCACTGTTGAAGGGTTTGCCGAGATGCAGTCTCAATTCACCGACTTGCTGCTCACCAGACGCCACAACGCCCTCATTAGAGGGCGCTGTTTTCGTATTTGCCGTTGTTGGCTCAGGTGGCAATCGCACACCAAAACCATCACCAACCGGTTCAATCACCGCCCCCGGCATCTTGGCCCATTTCGTGAATCTGGCTACTTTTTCATTGGGGAATGGCTTGCCGTGGTGCAATCTCAACTCGCCTTGTGGAGTTCCTGATTCAATATGCCCCTCTTTGGTTGATGCAATACCGCTATCAGTTGATTTTGCAGGTAATCGCACGCCAAAACCGTCGCCTACTGGCTCAATAACAGCACCTGGCATTTTTGCCCACTTAGTTAATCTGGCCACTTTCTCATTAGGGAATGGCTTGCCGTGGTGCAATCTCAACTCGCCAAGAGTTTCACCTTTTGCATAAGCTTCGGTACGTGCATCTATAGGGACACCACCAGCACGCTGACGCTGATCGGTAATCGCTGTTTCAGACTGCGCTCCCATCGCCTCAGTAAAGCGGCGCACATCTTTACGCTGCCCTCCCTCAAACTGCGGCGCTTTCCCTGACTGAACATCATCAGGATTAACTACAGGTCCATCAGCAAAGATGATGTTTTTATCCGTAATGGCCTGCGGATCCGTTTGCCCATCGTAGGTATGGGTTTCTCTGACCGCACCTTGCTGCTCTGCCTGCTCCCTCGGCAAATACACTTGCCCACGAGTCTGTTCCCCGGCTGTGAATTGTGGCGCGGAACCCGCTTGAGGTTCATCACCTTGAATTGGTCCTGGCATTGGGAAACCTTCACCCGGATGAATATTACCGGGAGCTGGCAGGCGTGGAGTTCGCTGCGCCCGGATCTGATCAGCTTGCTGAAGTATCGATATCTCATCAGGTGTATAACCCTGCTCGCCCGACTCCATTTGTTGCTGAATCAGATCCTGTGCGGTCGGTTGTGCTTCTGGCTCTGCAAGTGAACGTTGAACATCGCTATCATCAGCAAAGCCTTGTACCCGAGGATCCTGACGTAAGTAAGCTGGGGTATCGCGGAAATCATCAATTTGAGAGTTGGGTACACCATTTTCACTGACTGAGTTTTGTTGTACTGCCACTTCAGGGGAACTCTGATTTTCTGCCTGCGGTGTAACTTCCTGCTGTTGGGAGGGATCGATATTTTCAGATACGGGTGAACCGTCAACATTAACGGGGTTTTCTGATGTTGCTTCTGCTGCTGACCTGCGGCCACGAATTCCACCGATAGTTCCCGCTGCGCCACCAATGCCAGCCCCTAGCACTGCATTATTAGCACCGGTTTCTACCACCCCTTTCATTGGGTCTATTTTCTGACCTGCGGTGTCAATTAACTGCTGATTTTGAACATAGCGCTGGGCTGCACCCTGAGTGAACTCAGTTCCACCTTCCGCCGCCGCACCTAATGAAGCCCCGGAAATAACACCAGAAGCCGCCCCTTTTTTGGTAAGCAAATTCAATAAGGTATGATCGCCCAATGTAGAAGCTGCAATGTTTATCGCTAGCATGCGCGGATCTACCGTCACACTGCTGGCGGCCTGTTCTGCAACCTGATTGCGAGCTAGCGTTAATTTTTGTGTATCTGACAGTGCTGAGTTATTTGGATCCGAATCTATGGTTGAAAAGGCTTTTTGAAAAGTAGGGCTTTGCACTAACTGATCAAAGGGCAATGCATTGATCTCATCGCGCATTTCATTACCAGAAGAACCTTGTGCAGTACCTGCCATTATTCCGACAAATCCAGATTTTTGAGCCTGAATGCCCGCTTTAATTGCTGTTTCTTTTGCCGTTTCTCTCGCTACAAATTCAGGTAACAGATTCTTAAGTTTCTGAAAAGTAAGTTCCTCAATACTTTTAGCGATGACCTTACCACCAAGTTTGGCAAATCCACCCACAGAGAACAGCTGAGAAAGTGTGGGTACTGCATTCATTACCCATGCATCTTTATCAAAAGCACCAGCACCAAGCTTCAGATTATCTTGAGAATCAGTTTCAATGAAAGGCATCTCTGCTGCCTGCTTAGCCCCCTCACTGTAATTAGACTTTATTTTATCAGTGACATCACCAGCTAAATTACTTATGCCAGCTAAGGCACTAACCCCAACTTTACCGAGTGCTTTAGGTAAATCATTACCAGGATTTTTTCGAATTACATTCAACAACTCAGGATCAACATCCAGTGATATCCTTGGTTTTTCGGTGGCTAATCTGTCCAATTTTCTATCAGCACCAACAACCATTTGGGATAATCCGTGAATAATTTCAGAAGGTGCTGTCGCTGCTGCGAAAGCAACATCTTTTAAACCTACACTAGGGTCATTCTCCTGCGGAGCTTTTGACTGCCGCCCAGCAGCTTCACGCGCAGCCCTGACGGCACCCCAGTCGAAACCAGTATTAGCATTCTCACCTGGTTGCTGGATATTGAGTGTTTCACGATTACTGTTATTGGTTTGCTCTTCTGGACGTTGTTGTTGCGGATCGTAAGTCATTTGGCGCTCCAAATTTCAGACGTAAAAAAAGCCTCGTTGTGAGGCTGTTCGATAGTATTAATAAGGTCCGGTTGCGCGAGATCTTTAATCCGTTCATATTCGAGATTAAGTCTGTGTTTTTCCTTCTTTCGCGCATTCATCAATCGACTACCGATAGTCCCCTTAACCTTCGAAACATTTTCTTTTATGGCAAACAAATGCTCCGCTTCTTCGCCGATTGCAAGACGGCGCTTTAGTTGCTCTGTCATCCAGTTGAAAGCATTGATATACGCCTCTTTAATCGCTGTCGCAGGTTTACCGGTAAATCCCATAATTAACATCATGCAACCATCACGAGTTATATTAAACATCGGCTGCATATCGCCATTTTTATCAATGAAATCAGTGGGCGCAAAATTGCGCTGGGTAAAATCATCGGAACATTTCAGGTTTCGAATTGCCCTTAGAACATCTTTGTGACGCTTGCTAAAGCATTGAGCAACCTTAAGTGAGGTGGTTATCACTTTGTTCTCTGACATAACCACCATGTCTCGAAAATCAAATTGTGGGATGACTACCATTTGTTTGTTCATTGGCACTTCCTTATTAGAAATGAACCTTTGGCGCATAGGAAACCAGCCCATCGAGGCGTACCAACCGTACTGGCTCCTCAAAGGCTCATTTCTAATCAGGTTCGATGATTTGAAGCACATGCGTTGTGCTGGGGAAACTGGAATAAAAAAAAACCGGCAGGCGAACCTGTCGAGGCTAGATTTCGTGCATAAAAAAACCGAAGGGCTTTTTAAAGCTCACTTCGGCATCTTTGGATAATTTAGCGCGTTCCGTTTGGCTAAGCAAGATTATAAATTGCAAATATCTCATACTACAATTGACGATACAGACTCCAATATTTTATAGTCTCAATTAAAAGCAATACAGTCAGTAGTATTCGGTGTTATACATGGCAGAGTATGCTTCTGTTACTCTGCCATCAGGGTATATGTCTTTTATTTTACAGGATACAGGGTTACCATGTGAATCTATCGTACAGTCTCTTGTTGTTGAAACTTCAAGCTTATCATTAATGTAAGTTTTCGTTTCATAGTTAAATGGATTTATTGCTTTAGCATCAAATTCAGTCACTATTTTATTCACGAAATTCTCTTCATAACTTACGTCTAAAATAGGATATCCACTTTCGTCATACTCGTAATGTTTTCTTATTTTCCCACTTTCTGATATTTTAACATCCGTTACAAACCCTTTATCATTCAGTAGTGTTTTAACATCTCCATTCATAGTTTGCGTAATGTTGCATTTCTCATTCAAAATTAACTTTCTTTCTTTGGTATTACTATTAATATAAAAATTACCATCTTTAACGTAATCCGTATCTATTTCTGATATTGGAGTGCGGACCTTTATTGAAGTAAAGCAGCCTTTCTCATCAATATTTGCATGAGCTTCAGAAATAACATTCCCATTGGCATCCAGCATTTTTTGACTGAGTGATTTAACAGGTCCATGTAACGGGTCTAACCCAAATATGTTAGAGATGCTTGCAACATTCGGCGTAAAAACTAAAGATTCATTATTCCTATCGCAGGCACTTAATACCACAATCAGGGTGCAGACACTTATAATCCGTTTCACTATGCACTATTCCTTATAATAAGTAGCTGATTACATAATATCAGGAGTCGCTAAGAATAATAAGAAACATATTTATTACTTTGCCGCTCGACTATAAACTTCTCGTAACTGCTGCGCAGTAAAGCTATCACCAGAAACGAGTGTTTCCTGGGTGGTACTGTTTGTAGCCCTCTGCTGCCTTCCTTCCCTTTGTTTCTGTTTCCATGCCATAAAGGCCTGCTGATCCTGTGGGCTATTCAGATCAGGCGCTTCACCAAACTCTTTTTGGTACTCTCCTGCAAATGCTTCCAACTCTGCCGGGTCAATACCTGATTGATTTTGCGAACTACGTCCCCCGCCAACACCGTAGAGCTCCGAGGCCTGCTGACGGCGTTGCTCCGAGTTGCTCTTAATCTCCTGTTTTGCAGCAGTCAGTTGTTTTTCATCCATCATCGCACCATCTTTATTCAGTGCAGCCAGTTGCTTACCTTCATCTTTGCTAATATCCAGCAGTTCTTTACGGTAGCCCTCACTTTCCTGACGCATAGCGGCTTTATCTGGCGGGTTAACCATGCTGCCAATGAACTTGGCCCTATCTGGTTGGTTAAGCTGACCAACCATCTGGCTGTAACCTCTGACCTTATTCATAAACTCATCGATAGGGATTTTAGCTACCTGGTTATCATTCACATCAGCGGAACCGAATTGAGTCATAGGTTTGTTGGCGGTTGAACCATCGCTATAAGTGACTTTCAGACCGGGAATAACAAACTTGCCATCTTCACTGATACCAATATGAGCCAACTCTTTGCTCTTAATCTTCTTCCCTGACTCTGGATCGACTTCATCAATATTGCGTTCAATATAGGGGGCCAGCACAGTATTCATCGTTTTTAATACTTTCGGGTCGTTATAGTTCATTTCCCCGGAAAGCACCTTCGGCATAATCTGGTTAATCTCCATCACATTATCAATTGCTCCCTGACCAAAGAAACGCGAAGGGTGAAGCGGGTTATCCTTTGAAATTTGCCCATACAATTGAGGGTCAACCTGACCGGTGGTTTCAATTTGCTTATACAGCGCCTGAACAACCGGCATTTCTTCTTGCATGCGCTGCTGCCGCTCAGCTTGAGAACGTTGGAAATTAAACTCGTTCTTACGCATATTGAGTTCCTGCGCCCGCATGCCCAAGTTGGCATTTGCCGTGCGCTGACTAGCCTGCGCCAAGCCATAGTTCTTATTCCACTGCTCATCACCCACGCTATCACGCTGTGATTTATATTGATGATCACGATTGTCAGTTTCTTTGCGCCAGTTAACCTGATCCTGCGCCAGACCATAGTTACGGTCAGAGTCCTTAACCTGTTGCTGTTGTGCCGCATCCCGCAAACCCAGTTCACGGTCACGACTGATAGCCTGATCCGCAGTATTGAAGCCTGCCAAGAAGCCGTCTGCTAAACCTTGTACGCCCATAATAATGATCCTTTAGAAGAAACTACTTGCCAGCAAACCTACTGCGGCACCAATACCCGCACCAATCGGCCCACCCGCAGCGCCATAGGTTGCACCAACCGCCATACCAGTACCGGCCCCCACGCCAATCATGCTCATTTGGCTCTGTTTCTGTTGGGATTTGAGCTGCTCATTTGCAGATTCGCGCTGTATCTCACGGTTAGAAGCATCACCTAGCCCTTGCATGGCCTGCTGCCGAGTATCCCGTGCAACATCAATCAGTCCGTATCCCATTAGTTACTCCCCCCGCCAATACTCATTTGCTCGCGTAGGCTTGCACTGCCACCGGTTAAAATATTCATCTGCCGATCTTGCTCAGCCTCCCGGATACCATTCTTCGCCCCGGCAGTGGCCAGTGCTGAGCGCAAGCCTAAACTGTTATCGTTCGGGTTTGCCGTCTGAGTAGTGCCATAACGCGCCAACTGATTTTGAGTACCCAACTGAGCAGAACGCAGACTGTTAGCAGAACTATCACTGACGCGGGTTAATTGCTGATTCATCAGTTCGCCGCTGGTAGCCAAACCCATCAGCTCTTTTTGCTTTGGATAAAAACGAGTGAGCCAATCGTTATACTGATCACGAATAAGATTGGCATAGGTATCAGATGCTTGTCCCATAACTACCTCCTATCATTAGCTGCCGCCAAAGATGCCAGTGGATTTACTACTCACGTCTTTGAGACCATAAGTCGATTTGCTGCTGACATCCTTTACCCCATAATTACGAGCGGCCATACCACCAGCAGCACCAACTAATTGCCCTACTGCCTGTCGGTCGCTAAGTGACTTCTGTGCATCGCTGGTCGCTTTACTTAAACTCTGGCTGGCAATGTTGCTATAACCAGACAGTGCATCAGCTTTTTGCCCTGAACCCATAGCGACAACATCCTGTAAGCCGGCGACATATTTATCCTGTTGTGAGGTTTGCGCTCGGTTAGTAGTGTCGATTTGCCCTGCCACCTGATCACTTTGCAGCGTTTGCAGTGCTCCCTGAAACTTACCGCTACTCGGATCAACACCACCGGCTGCCAGTTCCGTCGCCGCCTGTTGGCGTGCCTTACCAAACTCCTGTTGATAACCTAAGTTGACGGTCCCAGCAGCATCGTCGTATTTCGACTCGTTATTCATACTGTCTACTTTGCTAATAAACAGATTTTCCATTGGCTTAAGTTCGTTCTGGTACAGCGTCCATTGTTTACCCGCAATTTCAGCCGCTGCCAGTTCCTGAGAGGTTTCTTTAACCTCGGTGCTACCGCCACCTTTGCCCATAATGACCTCCCATTTTCACCACCAACGAACTACGGATAGCACGCTGGCCACACCATATAAAATGCCGACCAGTACAGTGGAGTAATACATGCGCCGGAGTGTTTTACTTCGTTCAAACAGTTCTAGAGCTTTCACAACCCATTCTCCTAGGTTAATATTCACCCATCTTCTCCCTTGCCTTTTTCAAGGTGCAGAAAGTAGAAAGCCCCGGCTGCGGCTAACAGTTCGGGGCTTTCGCTTATCTACTCGTTTACATTAAACCGGTATTTTGAATTTCATCAGTCCATCTTCGTCCACCAGACGCTCAAAACCGAGACGCCGCGCAATTCGGATAAACCCTTTTCGTGCTGTATAAAACTCCGCCCAGCGCCCGCCTATCATCCGAGTCAGTTGCTGAACCTCCGGCGTGTACTTAACCAAACCTTGCTGCCCGCTACTGATACCCAGCCAAACCACCACATAAGGAATGCCTTCTTTCATTCGCGGGCGCAGGACTATCACGGCATCGTCCGCTGAAAAGCAAAACGCCTGCTTTTTACGGCAGGCGTCCTGGACATGAATGAGGAGTTCCGGATCCCCGGCATCACTGGCTATTCGGGCCAGTTTAGAAGTGAAAGTAGTTTGCAGCATCCAGCACCATGATAGGAATACTTGAAATGTAATAGGTTAATGGACCATGGGATGCCGGTTGATTTCTGGCCCACCCCCAGGCAGGGCCAATCTGCGTGCCGTTGCTGTTCACCCAGACATAAACCTGCCACGGGTAACTGTACATCGCACCAATATTGCACGGCGCGTACATGGGTCGGGCGATTCCCTCAACACTCCGCATGGAGCCTAATGCTGCACCGGTTAAAGGAACCAATTTAGGGCGGGCCAAAATATCGTAGCCCGAGTTATAAACCACTGAGCCATTTTGTTTCGAATAGATTTCCAAGCCATATTTGCTTCGATTTAACGCACCATTACCAAAAATACAGACCTTGGCTCTAATGGTCGCGCCGCCACCGCCATTGACATAAAAAACCCGATATCGGCGGTCAGTGGGGTCAGGCGACATACAAATGGTTTTACTGGCATCTGTTGTGTAGAAATAACACATCACCTGATCGGCTGCGAATGCCGGATTAATATTACTGGGAAGCCAACCATCATAAATATCAATTTCTCCCTTAAACAGTAAGCAAGAGAATTGGCTGATATTGCTAATACCGGTGAAGTTATTAACCCCCATAAATTGGATACCATAACCGCCCACCGATCCAGAAGCGGGCCAGATATAAACACCATAATATGAGGATGGAATAGCACCATAGTAATTAACTGAGTTTACTTTCAGTGTACGATTAGCATCCAAGTAAGGTTGATTATAAGCGAATCCACCAGGTACCCACTGACTACCACTAACGGTATAATCAAGCCAGGCATAAGAAGACATCCAAAGAAAATAGTCATAGCCAGAAGGAATAGTAATCCCCGTATTCCATTCCCCATATGAAGTACCTTTACTGCCCATGCCAACTATTTTAGTGACCGTAGTTTTGTTATCCATCACGACTGATGTGCCATCAGGGCGGAATACTTCTAAACCGTAGCGCGACACTGCCAGATACCGTTAAAGTTAAAATCAGGAGGGGGATTCTTACCCACGGACATACACGCGGTTAAACTAATCAAGCTTGCCAAGACGAACCATAAGCGCACCTTTCTCATCATAAACCTCTATTCTCTCGTTAGTGATAACCAGGCCAATACTGCCTGCACCTTGCCTGATGGTAATTCTTCCCGTATTTGAAACACTGAATAGGTCGCCAATTTTCAGATTACCGGCGGCATCAACTGTGAACTTACCGTTATTTATCGTGGCGCTATTGAGCGTGGGCGTTGAAATGCTGATCCCCGCTTTAACTTCATCAGCGATAATCGTTTGAGCGTTCAAAATCTTAATAGTGGCTTCACGAATGGCAGCCTCATCAATGACCACTCGCCCGCCGGAAATAGAAAACGGAATCGCATAGGAACCGGTATCGGTTGGATTATTCGGGTCAAAGACAAAAAATTGACTGGCCGATATGGCGACCTGAGCAATGGGTTTTCCGTTAGCATCAATGCCTGCGACAATCCCGATACCTGCGGTGATCCCGCTGGCATCAACTTTGGTGCTCCACATTTTCTGAAATGCCTGGCCGCCGTTCTGGTCAAGATCATTGACGCTATTGGCGAGCTCACCGATTAATGGCGATTCATTAATCTCCTTATTAATCAGGTCAATAATTTCATCAATATCAGCAGCGGTTTTGGCTGGAGTTCCCTCACTGGCATTAAATGGCCCCGCCATACCTGCGGAGTTAATAAAGCGAATCCAGTAATAACCTTGCCATCCCGGGTCAACTGGGTCGCCATAAACCGCCGCCGCCGAGCTGGCTACCATCACCGCATTAGCCAGGTTATCTTCAGTGCTGCGATAGATTTCCGTCAGCGAATGCCCACGGTAATTCGGCATCTCCCATTCCAGCAGTACCGCGCCAAAACCGCCGTTGGCTTTAAAGTTTCGTGGTTGAGTGGGAAAAGAGGGGGCTGGGCCAGTATTATCATTGGGATGAGGTTTGAGCTGTAATTTACCGCCCGCCCCTGCACGTAACTTGGCTAAATCCAAATCAGCCAACTCGGCATAAGTGACGGCACGATGACGACCGTCACCGCGCTGCCCGGTCAACACCTCAATATTTTCAGAGAGTGCCGCAGCATCACGACCCGCACGGAATCCTTTGGTCATGCTGGCATCTCCGCCATTGAGGTACTCAGGGTAATACGGTCAACTTGCGCGTAACCCCAGACCTCAACCGTCCATTTGCGGCCGGTGATCGGCGGCAACTTCAGAAGCCCATCCATTAAGGAGCCCGGTGGCAGCGACAGCACCGGCGCACCATCAACAATCAAATTGACCCCCACGCGGATCACACTCTCGCTCATTATGCGCAAGCAGGAAAATGAGGTGCCGGGAGGGGCCAGAAATGGCTTGCTACGCCATGTGATCGGCAACGGCGTGGTACTGACTTGAGAGATGGTTAATTTATCGTCTTTAATGGTATAGAGCGTATCCGACTCCAGATCATTAAAAGCAGTATCAAAAACGGTGGTCAGGTGACGGATATCCATCGCTTGCGGATCGAAAATAAATCCGGCGCTGGTTCCTTTTGCCGTCTGGTAAATCGCCAGATATTCGCCTTCCACCTGCCATGCTTTGATACTTTCAGGATTGAAGTTTTTCCTCCATTGCCGTGGCTCGATAATCTGCTCAGTGGCAACTAATGCATTGCCAGTACTATCAACCGATACCAATCCATTGGGTGACGCGTAGAGCGCAAAGCTATCCATACTCACCATGCTGCGGCGGCTGACACAGGCTTGCATCACCGGTAACTTGGCGTTGGTTATATTGGACGGAGTGATACCACTGAACAGATAAGGCCGCCCTTTGGTTCCCACCACCAGCCCGGCACCAATAGGCGCAATAGCCACAATATCGTGCTCGGTACTTTGCTTGTAATTTTCCGGCCAGGCATAGGGGAGAAACGCCTCAGAGAACATGACTTGGTTACCAGCAAAACCAGCGGCTATACCGTTTGCCATCAGACACAAACCAATCATTTCATCCGGCGGCATCAGGAAGTTTTCGGTTTCCAACACCGGACCAAGTTCTTTATCCAGCAAAACATCCTGGTAGGTAAGAACACCAACGTCCAACTCGACCAACAGCAGATAATCAGCAACCCCGCCGCCAGAGGCAGAGCGATAAATGCGGCGGCGGGTGATATTTGAATTCTGGCTGCCAGGTGGTTGCAGGGCGAGGTCTACGCTACTGCCGGGGTACACAATGGTCACTTCCTGCGAAACTGGCCCCGGCGGCCCCTCTTCCCCGTAGCCCGTGACATAGGTTTCAACATAAAAACGGGTATCGTCATCGGTTGGATCATCATCATCATGATCAGCTGGCGGCGTAATTGCAGTGACCTCAATAGGATTAACTGGAGCTGGAATGCCCAGCCGAAAACTCACCGCCGGGAAATTACCCTCTCCTTGAGTCGCTATTTCATTGCTGGTGACCTTGGGATATTTGCCATCAGTGAAATAGACCCGCTCATATTTATCCTGCGCCACCGGACTGCGGATCGCGTCAACCAAGTCAGTCCAGGCAAACCAATAATCATCGCGGTAACGGAAAATAGTGGTTGGCTTCAACTTAAATGTTTTCCCACCATCAATATCCGCCATAACCGGTGTAATAACGCCGTGGCGGAAATGGCAGTTTTTAGCAATGGTCGCCGCTTGCTCTGGCAATAGATGTGGCACCGCCCGCGGCATTTCGCCACGCATGGTAGTGATATCGATAGCTGACATAGGGAGTGATTTCCGACAGGCATAAAAAAAGCCCCACTAAAAAGTGAGGCTTGGCATCTTTGGGTAATTTAGCGCGTTGTTGATAAGAGAGCAATGGGGTATTTATTTAATTTAAGGCGCATAACTACCAGGCTGCGAGGTAGAGGATATTTTTCAATATATGTGGGAAATATCTGATGTTGTTCTATTTTCAGATTTTTGCTCACTATAATGGTTTGGAGTAATCATCCAATTCCAATATACTTGGGCGGGAATATATAGGGTAATAACAAGGAAAAGTTATGGATACGGTTGAGCAACTCAATGGAACATATTTTTATAAAGGAATGGTAAACCTTACGCCGCAGGAATTATTATTCTGGGTTATGATTGACGCTACAGAGGAGCAGTTAGGTGTACAAGATATGGTGGCTGTTGCATCCCTTATTCTTGGCGGTAACTATATTTCAGTCCCTGGAAAACCATTAACTGCAACTCCGGGAACCTCCCCCGCCTCCCTATTTTTTAGAAAACATCTACGCTATACCTTTAAGAGTCGGGTTCTTCCTACTCTTACACAAAAATCTTTTAGCTTAAGAAAGATAAAAATATTTTGGGTAAACAACCTAGGGGCGTTTGTTGGTCGTGCTGTCCCTGTCGTTGGATGGATTATTTTAGCTAATGATATAACTCAGATCAGCATTAAGACGGCTACACGCTACAACAATATTGTCCGAATGGAAGATCAATTATGGTAACGTCCCCCAATGTTGAACAGCAGGTTATCGAGTTTTTTAAAAAAGAACTTCCTTTGGTAACAACAATTACCTTCAAAAAAATCCCTGTTGAAGTCGATTCTGCGCTGCAAAATAATTTTGTATTTGAAGACATTAGTGATGTCACCGACGCCTATTTCAAAGCATTTAACGTCAATTATGATAACTTCTATTGGAGTAATTATTTTCCTTGGAAAGAAAAAGGATTCTTTTCTCGTAAAGAACCTATCCAAAATAAAAAGCCACTGACAATAAGAATGTTTGCAGAATCTGCAAAAGCTGGCCGCTGGCTATACGATTGAAATAGCCAGGCAATTAAGCCCGGTTTTGCTATCCCTATTCCGGCGCTGTGGGCCACTCAATATTCGGCGCAAGAGAAACATCAACGTTTTTCACTGCAACGCGGTATTGCTTCCACGCTTTCAAATCAGCACGCAGTTTATCCGACACATCTTTTTCGCTATCCACCAGCTCCTCTATCTCATCAGCAATAGCACCTATCATGTCAGAAGCATGAGATAAAATAACCGTTTGCTTTTGCGTGACTTCAATAATCATCTGTTGCAGAACGCGCGGCGCGGGGCCAGGTAACCATTCGCCATTTTCATCTGCGTAATAAGTTGGGTCTGGCCTGGGGCCATTCATTACAATGCATTTTTCCGGTAACTGAAACGTATCTGAATAGCTGATATATTCAACATTAGTCCCCAACTCTGAGTATGTTCTCATGTTTAAGCCCCCAATCCATCAATTGTCCACACAGCAACTCTATAAGGGGCGGAGGTTATAGTGCTAGCCGAGGGGAATGAGTTAGCAGTCATTGCTGCTACATGCGCAACCCAAGTATTACCACTCCAGACGACGATATTATCCCCCCATGGTATAGCTAAAGCCCCTACTGACACAGAGCCCGAACCAACGTTACTACCAAACCCTGCAACTCCCCATACCCCACCAAACTGGACTTCACATCGATAGTCTATTTTTCTGCCGATGAAGGGATTATCCAGCACTATTCGCTGTGATAATCCAAGGGTGGCGGGTGCGACTGCGGAACCACCCGGATAAAGATATGTGAATTTTTGATGACTTTCGAGTGTAGCTATACGAGTTGATAACAATGTTATTTGAGTCGCTAGCTCCAGCGCATTTATTTGGCCTTCATTGAATGCAGCGCCAGCAAGTTTAATTACCCAGCAAGTTGTGACACTAAGTACACGGTTTTCATCTGCGACGAGGAACCCAGGGGATTTCGATGCATCAAACAGTAAATCTTTTGCGCCTATTGTTTGAGCATTAGTTCCCGCCGCCTTGTTGGTTGTGCCTTTTACAAAAGCCCCACCTAAAGTAGATATATCTAATACTAACCCTGTAGAGGGTGAAAACTCAAAGGAGCCAGTGATATTCCTTGCCGCGTCCATTTGGAGTAACCCCACCGTCCCGGCAGATTTAACACCATCCCCTCGACCTACTGTAGCCCCTAATGAACCTGAGTATTTACCGTTCTTATCTGGTACACGGAATGTTGTTGAACCATCCCCGCTAGAGAATTGACCTCGCTTTAAGGGATCTCCCAACCAGGCGGCGTCCGTAATGACAGTCCGTTTAGCTTGTATTGCTGCCCATGCATCTGGGAATAGCGCACGACTTAATAGCTGCCCATCTTGTGGGGCTTCACCTGCCTCAATATGGTCACGAGTGTCTGTCTGATACGAATGAAGTAAAGGTAAACCGCCAGCTGGCTTTGCGTCTAACTGTTGCTTAGTGACTGCACCTTTCGGATCTGTGGCGTCACCGGCTAATATAAGGGGGCCGGTTAATGTGCCTCCTTTAATATCCAGCTTCACGGCCAACCCATCGGTCAGATCCTGATTGCTGGCTTTATCTGCAATGGCCTTATCAAACTCCGTCTGGCTGACTTTCTGATTAATCTGTTGTTCAAGCACTGACACATCGATGCTTTCTGCTGATGCTTTCGCCCTGGCGGCGAACTGTTCCGCTTCATCCCTAAATCCCTTGGCGACAGTTTTATCTCCCGCGGCCGCTGTTGCAGAGTTTCCCGCGGCCTCGGCACCGGCCAAAGCCGATTGCTCACTCTGAGCGGCGGCGTTCTTGCTGCTTTCGCTTTCACTGGCGGATTGGGCGGCACTGTTCGCACTACCGGCAGCAGCAGAGGCTAATTGCCCCACTTCAGTATGCAGTCGGTTCACTTCACCGACCTGGGTATCAACCGCTAATTGTGCGGTTTCGGCACCTTCGCGAGCAGCTTCAGCCCGATCTGCATCCGTTTTCACTGCCAGCTTAATTTTAGTGGCGGTCTGTTCAACTGCGAGTGTTGATGCTTCGTCTGCTGCTGACTGGGCCTCATTTCTATACTGCAAAGTATTGGCTTCAGACAAAGCCGCAGCATTGGCGTTAGCAATAACAACACTCTCACTTTCAAACGCATGAATCGCTGATTTAGCGGCGGCAGCGGCACTGACACCAGACTCATCCCGGTAACTTTGTGCGACTGCCAACGCAGTGTCTAAATCCGCTGCATACTGTTTTGCTTCGTCACGATAATGGGCGGCGCTCTCTGCCGCATCTGTCGCACTGCTTTCTAAAACCGTAATAGTTGCCAGATCATTGGCTACCTGTTGCTGGATTTGTCGGAAGTACAGGATCACATCAGGTGTAAGCTCTGACTCCATGATCTGCTGCTTCAGCAATTGATTAAGGGTGCTGGGGCCGGTGGTGTTATCCAGCGTGACTGCGCCATAGACAAAACTACGGCCATTGACCGCCACCGTAATAGAGTAACTGCCCTCCTCTAACTGGAGACGATATGCGCCCACATTGTCGGTTCTAGCCGTGGCTGCAAAGGTATTTAGGACAGTCAGACTATTTGCTACCGCAGTCAGGGTGATTTGTGCATTGACCACCGGCTCACCCACCGGATTAATCATAATACCGGATACTGTTACGCTCACTGTCCACCTCCCTGATACTGCGCTTCTTTCAATTGCTGGGCGAAACTCTCAGAGTTCTGTTTAACCCCCAACTGGTCGCTGAATGCCTGGTAATGCTGCATCGCTAAATTGAGATTAGCTCCGGCATCACCATCTTTGCTAAATGAACGAAACAGCATCCAATCCACCAACGGATTCACATAAAGCTCGTCAATCGGTACCGGCGTTTTATCTGCCAGATCATGGATAGCAACCACAGTTGGAACTCTGGCAACGACCGCCTCGATATCCGTAGGCTGAGTGGCACCGGGAAACAGGTAATACACTTTGGGAGTTAATTCGTTATAGGTATAACGCTCAATTGAACCCGTCATCTGATGCCAGTCAGGATATTGGCTATCCAGAACATCGCGAGGTACCGGCCTTAATGCCCTGCCGTCTACTAAACGAATCATCTCAATTAAACGGATCGCACCCTCCGGCAACCTCTGTCTGGTTCCCACTTCCGTGGTCATCACTTCAGTCGTAGCGCCCGCATCAGGTCGCGCCAGAATAACGGCCCGGATAGCATCATTGTAATAATCACATAGCTCCGCCAACGGCCAGCGTAGCCATGCAGTATCTTTGAGCTGGGTGTTAACCCGCCCAATAATCTCGGCAATGGTGATCATTAGAAGAACTCGTGTTTACGAACGGGGTTATTGAAGGCGGTGATCGGGGAGTTATCCAGTGCCTCACGGAATGCGCGACGGTAACCATCGACAAAGCGCACGCCAAAGTATTGTGAGCGCTGCGGATCAGTCCACGGTTTACCCGGCATGATAAATAAATCTTCCAGCGCACCAATGGCGATCACATCAGCGTAATCATCTGCCAGTACATCCGGCACTTCAGTTACATCACGCTTGGGTTCAATGGCAAAATCCACAGTCACTTTGGTCAACGGCTGATTGAAAGTGATTTGATTGGCAGACTTGACGGTAAATTCAATGCCTGCCGTCAACATGACACCCGGTGCACTGGCATTACTAAGCTGATTAGTGAGGTCCAATACCCGTAGACGCTTGACGCATTTCACCAGCTCACTGTCCGTCAGGATATAAGTCGTGCCCGGAGTAACATCATTAAAAGTGACCGCGTCACGGCAGAGTAATGACTCACGACAAAAGGTGATCGCTGCTTCTAATGCGGCCTGTTTCATCATGATATCCAGCGGGCCGCTGATATGCTTTCGTATGGTTGGCAGAAATGCGTCAAGTGTCGCCATGGTTATTCGGCCTCGGTGCTGGCGGCGCTCTTGGCCTGAATGGCTTCACGAACACGCACGCGGAAATCATCTACCTTTTCCTGAGCACCCTGTTTGATATCCAGATCTTCAGATTCGACTAATGTCGCCAGTTGAACCGAGGTCAGTTTGGCAATATCAACCTCATCACCACCGATCTTCAGGACAAAACTATTTTTTGCGGCCTCAAGTTTGGCTTGTTCTATCAATTGCGCCGCTAATTCTGCATGTTCTTGCTCTGAGGCTTGTTGCAGATTGAGCGTACTTTCCAATTCATCGTGTCGAATAAATACTGTTGGAAAATCCAACAACTGATGGGCAATGGCACTTTCAACATCGACCGGTTTATGGCGCGGGAAGACCAGGCGACTACCGGTAATGGTGTCACGTTTTTTTTCTTTTGGGCCGATATAGACCACTGCGATTTTATTAGGCATGGGAAACTCCAGATTGCGGGTAGTAAAGTGGTTAATGACAAAGCTATTAGTCACTTAGTGAGTGAAGGGTTTACCGCACCTCGGGGCACTCCGACGGCTTACGCCGTTACGACCCCAACGGCACGATTCCCCTTCATTTAACTTTGTCAGCAGTTTCAAGCCCACCTAAGCAGGCTTGTGTGAAATTAGTAACCGACAGCCACGTACAGGATATTCACCACCAGTCGGCCATTTGCTGCACCACCGGCAATCACCGCAGTCACTTTCTCGTCTGCTGTTTGTGTGCTGTAAGGGACAATGGGGACATTCTTCGCGACAGCGGCGGTATGGCTGGCGGCGGCCACTAATGTGGTGGTTCCGCTCTTAACCTCTACGGTGACACCCGCACCCAGCGCTTCACTCACTACACTCACACCATAAATTCGCATACCAATAGGCAATTCCAGAAACTCAATCACATCACCGACAGCAGCATCTTTCAAAATAATCTGCCCTTCTGCCAGCGACAGGTTTCCTTGTGGGCCTTGATATACCGCATCGCCAATAGAAGGCGCTTTAATAATTGTCATAACATTTTTCTCCAGACAAAAAGAAAGCAGACCGAAGCCTGCTTGTTGTATTACTGGGATTTACTTGCCCAGAGTGACCGCTGAGTCCACTACCATGACGCCGTGGTCATTGACTCGGCCATCTTTCTGTTTGAAACGGATCTTCTTCAAACCGTTAATCCAGCGAATTGACACTTCAGTACCATTGCCATGGTCTACTTTCTCTTCGTTGTAACCGAAGAAACCGCCACCATCGCCAGTACCGTAAGCGTTAGCCAGTGCCTGACCGCCCAGCAACATAGCGCGGTCAATGGTGGTACCGGTGGTGATAATCTTGGTGGATGCCGCCAAGTCATTATTGGATACCAGCACCTTAGAACCCGTATTAAAGCGAACAGGTGTACCGCCATATTTACGCACCAGTACGTTACGCCACATGGCGCATTCACCTTTGAACAACGGGTGGTCGAAGCCCTTAGAACGCTGCACTGCTCGGGTCATCATTGCTTGCCAGTCTTTACCCGACGTGGAGGTATACCAGTCATTCCACTGGCGCGGTGTCACGTACAGCACAAAGTACGGATCCTCATTAGCCAACTCATCTTTAGACATGCGGATCGGCTGTAACGGGTGAGCCATTTCATCAAGGAACAAGGCAATGTTATCGACAGTGGCCAGCGTGAACAGGTCCGCTGCATCCAATGTTTCCATTGAAGTTGCATCACCAGAATAGAAATGGCGATCATAGGTTGGCGGCAACACATCGTTAATCATGATCTTGCCAAACTCACCGTGATCAGCCAGCGGCACAATAGTGTCATCGGCCATGTAATCACCACGCGCCCCCGCCAGATGGAAAGTCGCAGACTGATCCTGCACATCGTTGAAGTAAGTTCCCAGCAAGGTGCGGGCGGTCTTGTTCAGGTTGTGCTTGAAGCGCTGCTCAGACATCTTGCCGCCAGCATCAACCAGGTGGCGGCCTTGGTTAATCTTCAGCGAGAAATCCGCGAATGCCAGATTTTCGCCGCGCCCCGCTAACTTCTCATCGCCCATAGTTGGACGCTTAGACAGTTTGTGCACGATCTGCATATCTACTTCATCACCCTTCTGCTTTTGCAGATCAGTGATACGAACAACCGGCGCATTGTGGCTGGTCTGGGTAGTACCTTTCTTATCAGGATTGACCGACTTCGGCGCTTCCTGTTGCTCGGTTAACACGTTAACAAATGAGCGGTTACGGTTTGCAGCCGTGAACAGCGCGACCTGCATCAGCTTATTCGCTTGGGCAGAGGTGATAGTCGTCATAGATACTCCATAAATAAAAAACCCGCCAAAGCGGGTTGAGGTTTAAGTCAATTGGATTACTAGATTGCCTGGTCTAACAACGCCTCAATTTGGGCATCAGTCATCCCGGCAAACATTGCCTGTAACTGATCTGGAGAAGCGTTAGCAGCCTGCTCCAATGGCGAAGCTGTATGAGTCGTTGTTACACCGAGATCTGACGGTGAGCCAGGGACTTGAGTCGCCGCAGTTGCAGCGGCCAGTTTCTCGGCTGCAATCCGTTGCACATCTGCGTTGGTCTGCGTAGCCGCAGTGGTGGTGGTCGTAGCCTGCTCTTGTTGAACCGGTTCGACCGATTCACCGTAGGCAGCCTTGGTGCGTTTCGCTACTTCCGCAAAGCGCTCAGTTAAAGACTTGTCTTTCCATGCAGGGTCATTTTGCAGATTAGTATCAATGTGTACCGCCAGTGTGAAGCGGTCAGGGTCTTGATCCTGCCATGACTTCAAATCAGGTACGGCATTGATGGCATCTGCAACTGGATTACCACTCGGCTGATGGGTAGCTTGTGCTGGCTGGCCTTGTTGCAGGTAATCGATTTTCTGCACCACGGTGTCCAGCACTGCCGCCATCTCAGGAAAGTTTTCACGGATGAAATTGATTTGCTCAGGGGTAACCTGTGCTTTTTCAGGTAAGGGAACGGGCTGCATACCAGCAGAGTTGATTTGTCGCGTTAACGCTGCCAGTTGGCGTTTCGCTTCAGCTAACTCCGTTGCCGTTTGCTGATTGGTGCCTGCTAAGCGCTGTTTTTCTGTCCGCTCAGCCACCAGTACGTCATAAGGAATAACATGCTGACCGTCTTTGCTGAGAATACCTTTTGGCTTCTCAGTACCTTCAGTTGTTGCAGTTTGCGTGGTTGCAGCCGTTTTAGTGATTGGCACTTCCGTGGTTTGTGCTGTACTCGCGCCCGGCGTCGGCTCGTCTTTCTTATCGCCCGTATTGACTACTGCATTGGTATCTTCAGTAACAGCAGCAACTGGGGTAGTCGTTACCGCTGCTGCCTGTGTTACATCAGAAATATCCACATCACCAAAACCATCGATCAGTGCTTCCAACTCTTCTGGCGTTTCATTACCTGTTAATTCAATGTCCACGTTATGACTCCTGCATGACTATTTACCGGATAGATCCGAATGAGAAAGGCGTATCGCTGCCCATGCGAATAAGCACCCTTGGGTAAGAGCGCTTAGCGGCATGCACCTTGATGGTAGAAAAAGAAAAGCCCACGAATTGTGGGCAAGTCATTCAGATGAAAATCAGAGATGCCAGAAAGCAAAAAGCCCCGCGGTTAGGCGAGGCTTAATTCAGTGCAATGTAGTGCATCTTTCGGAAATTTAGCGCGTATTCTTATAAAGTGCAATAGCTTGGTGATTATCTGTATGTAGCTTTCGAACGTTCAAATTTGACATCTATACAGTCATTGAATCCTAAAAATGTACTAATATCATAATTTGAAAATATATTTTTCGGTCCTAAAATTATTTTTTTAATTGGTTTTTTTGTTGAGAAATTTAAGTTGAAATAAGAACTCAGAAAACCACCGCTTATTCTATGCTTTATTGGCCCCATAGCCATATTAGTTAATGTATTTGCATTCATGTTGTTAAATCCGAAAATCTTAGTGGTAAAAACTATTCTTTTTTCTTTTTCTTCCAAAAAAGCAGGGTTTTTAACTTTCGAAAATAGATAAGCCAAAGTATCTATTATTCTCATATCATTTGTAATTCGTTCTTGTTGATCAGTTATTAACTCATTTTTTCTAAATCCAATATCAATTATTGTTTCAATTTCATTTTCTAACTGAGGTATATCCATATATTCAACATCCATTAACTGAGGATATCTCCCACTATTATCAAGAGGGTTATTGCCCCGCCCCGCAATGACTAGTTCATCTTCATCAAATCCTATAGATACTCCTTCACCATTTTGAGCGTATGCCCTCCATTGACTAAGTATATCTCCATCTTTTGAAAAGCAAGTCACATACTTAGGCATGTCATTATTATTTCTGTATAGAATATTTATATCATTAATCCAATCACTATTTTTTTCATTTATCACACGGTGAAGGACGTTATTAAAAGCATGAATGGCCCACCCTCCCTCAGTGAAATCATTCATATTATTAGTTGCCGAAAGCCACAAGCACTTACTTTTAATTATTTGCTGGAATGCATATGGGGAACAATAATGATAAATCATGGGCATAGCTCATCTCCTTTTATTTATTATGATTATAGGGGAATCGCATCTATCTGTCCTTGAATAGTCTGCATCATTTCTTCATGTAAAACGCCAATCTCTTCGGTCACATTCTGCATGTTTTGCAGCACCTGTCCCGTTTTCGCCTGAGTATAAGCATCATTGAAGCGCTGACCATTCGCTAATGTTGCCTCGCGTTCCGCTTGGGCATTAATACGTTGGGCTTCAGCCTCCAATTTTGCAACCTTACCGGCAATCTCACGCATTGCCAGCTCTTGCTGTTGCTGCTGTAACTGTTGTTCCTGCTGCGCCGCCTGCTGTTCTTCTGGTGTCATCTCATCCGGCGATTTTGGTGTACCCAATGCGCCACGGATCCGCTCAACAAATTCTTGTTTATTTGGCAGGTCTAACAGTTCTACCCACATATCCAACACGCTAACCTGAATCTGTTGAGGCAACCCGACAATAACTTCAGATAACCGCTGTGCCAATTGGGACTTATAGGCTGGTGTCTGTTGAATCGGTGCCAGAGCGATATGCGCACGTAGCCGGGATACATCGTTATTCATCCGGCCAGCCTCTTCGGCGGCATTCAATACCACCTCTTTGCGCTTGCGTGGATCATCACGATTAATCACTACCGGATAATTTCGGCGCTTGGTTAACTCTTCCAGCAAATAGCACAACAATAACTGGCCCACTTGTTGGCAAGCAAACTGATAGTTATCGTTGATCTCCGCCAAAGTAGTCGCACCCTGCTCTACCAAGTTACTGATCGCCACCCCACTGGATGCGTTGGAGTCTTGCCCGAGGAACGCGGAGTAAACCCCCAATCCGTCCTGAATCAACTTCATGGATTCCTGCATAACCTGAAACTGCTGCTGTGCAACTTGAAAGTCTTGCTGGATGTTTAATGCATCTGCCGCTGTCGTCTTATTGGCACGGTTGGGATTTAGGTTAATCACCCCATCCGGGCGTTCAATTTCTTCGGCCAACTGTTTATCGGTCATGTTAGTCGCGTCCGCATCCTTAATCACTCGCTTGGCCTGCAATAGCCAGGTCAGTTTAATGCGGCGGAAATTCACTTCATCCTGTGCGGGAATGGCACGGCAGGCCAAACCATACGGCGCTCCCGTTTTATCTTTGCGATAGCCCCAGAACGGAATCAGTGGAAACATACCTTGCGGCGCTGTACATGGGCGGTCAATGATGAAATGAGGACCGACAAACCACGACTCACGGATCCGGCTGACACGAGCCATGGTGACCTGAACCCGGTCAGTGGCCACAGCCACAGCATGCATAACGTTATTCTTGTCATATTCTACAACGCGGCCATTGCTTAATTGCAGGATTGGCAGGCGCTGGAAGGTCCGATAGTAGATAACCTGAAGCAATACGCGCTTACGGTTGGATGATACCCATTCGGTGCTCTCACGGCTCCACGATTGATACTCTTCATAGGCGCTCATCAGATCCGATTCTTGCCCGGCCGCCAGTTCGGTATCCACAAAGCCTTTCCACTCATTGAGGGAATAATCGATAATTTGCGATTTGTCGGGGAATGTCCCTTTCACCTCATCTACATCCAGCCAACGCTTACGCATCAACCAACGGCAATCACTCAGATCCGCCTCGCGGCTGAACCAATCCCAGAACACCTCATTACGATGAACGGTAGACACTTTGAATTTATTATCGAATGGGTCACTGTTGCGGCGCACCTCAACCCATGATAGCCCGGCTTTAATTTGTTCAGCATAAGCATCGCTACGGGCCTTATTCAAACCACTTAGTCGGCAGGCATCAGCAAACTCAGCATTGACTGCTTCGGCCATCACTTCCATTTCTTCGTTAGGATCATCAGCAATCACCATTAGATCGGTGCGGGTCTTAGCCTCCATGCCCAGCACGCCGTCAATAGTCGGAGCGATAAGGTTATGTTGCGTTAACGGTTGTCCGCGTTCTCGTAGCTTTGCTACCACCTCCGGTGCAAGCTGGTCACCATCGTAATAGGCGCAGGCGGTGTTGGCATTAGTTCGCCAGTCTGGCTGATGGTCAATATCCGAAGAGATATCCATCAATCGCTCAAGCGTAAAGCGGTCACGGTTTGCTGACTGAGATTGAGTAACCTCAGATTCATTAGTTGGGATATTCATCAGATAGCCATCCAGTGTTTAGGTTTAGAACGGTCAATAGGTTGGTGTTTCGGACGTGCAGGCATTCGCGCACGCATTTCTTGTGCAATGGCATAGCTCATCACCTGGTCATCAAAACAACCCGTTTGGGCATTCATACGACCTCTTGCGTCATAAACGTAGGTATTCAATTCATTGATGGTGCCAATCCAGCGGACTCCAGAAGCATTCTCACGAAGCAGTGATTTAAGTCCTTCAATAATGACCGGCTTGCTTTGTGCTGTAGTTAGCCAGCCAAGCTTTGGTGTTTCATCATCATGATCACGGTCGAGGTATTGCTCTGAGTAGATAGAGCGGTGTGGGTAAACTTCACGTAACTTCTGTATGACTGCGTGACCGTGGTTATTTCGTTCTGGACCGATAAATGCCGTGTTGTACCATTTGCCAACATGGGCTAGAAGTTGAGCGAACAATTCAGCATCCAGATAGCCGAACCAGTGGGCGACCTGTTCCCCGGTAGACTTTTTCACCACATCAAATGATGATCGGTCACGATTTTCCAAGCCCTCAGCGACATCCCCACCAATAGCGTAATCCTCATCTGGATCCGGCAGTTCCCACACCAATAAGTGATTCAGTAGCGTGCGTTGAAGTTCTTCTGCATTGCCAGCACGTAATACCTGAACTTTGGTTCGTTTACCGGTTACTGGCTCAATGTCATATACCAGCAACGGAGACTTACACTGACCTTCGGCCTGCATGACATTGATGGCGGCAAATACGCGGCGGCCAGATGTTAGAAATGCCTCAGACGGCGTGCTGGGGAATTCCTGTTTCATTTCCTCCTGCTGCTCAATCTCTTTGCGGATATACCACTGCTTTTGTTCATCGAGCAAAGTGATACCCATTGTTTGCTCAACAGCAGCAAAATACTCCTGATGGTATTTACTTAAACGCAGACCGCCAGTTGGCACTGAAGTTTGATATTTAGGATCTTGCCACCAGGCAAAGAAATGGAATTTATAATCTTGTGATGTGAGCGGTAGATTTAATTGGCCTAAATCCATTGCTCGCGTGCTCATGGTGTGGAAATCGCCGCCTACGCCTTCAGCAGTGCTTTCAATAAATACAATGCAGCCGTCTTTGATGGCGTTGAGCGTTCCCGTTCTGACCTCTTTCGCCTTGGCCGGATACTTGGCGCAAATTTTTCCATGCTCTGAAATATGTAGCCGTTGAACCGTCCCTGAGCGAAATGAGGTTGATACGCGGATCTTTGAACCATGAGCAAATTCTATATGCCCACCATTGGCACCTTCACGTCGGGTATTGATTTGAAACGTTGCGCGTAACCAAACAGGCAAGTTATCGAACGGAATAGATATTTTGGTACTGAATATTTCCCCTGCCGCCGGTAAATCCTGAGCAATGATCCCACAGGAGAGATTTTTGTTAAAAAGCGCCTGATCTAGAAGGTAGATATCTATACCTGTTGAGAAGCCTAGTTGGCGAGCTTTTAGAATGATATTTCGATAGTGCATATTCTTGAACAACTCTCGCTGTGCAGGGCGCATGCGAAAGGTCACTAGCTCGCCATCTTCATTGACTATCTTGTATAGGTTATTCAACCGCCACCAAACATCAGATAAATGAGCTTTGATATAGGCTATCTGTTCTGCCTCAGTCATTACGGCAATATCTGCATCGTTAAGTCTATCGTCTTGTTTCACAGCAAACCGTCCTGTCCTGAGTCCCTAACTTCCTTCACTGCTTCGCTGAGTGGTGTTGTAACTCCCTTGCCTTCTGACGTTAATTTTTGAGTCTCAGCCTCCAACTTAGAAGTGGCTGCTTTAATGCGGTAGGTATCAGCCTTTAAACGAGGTCCGTTGATGGCATCCAACTTCAATTTACTCAAACTGTTCTCTATTGATTCAATACGGCCAATGTTTCTATCCAGCGCTGATTCAGCCTTGAGCAGCTTGTCATACAGTTCTATTCGCGCTTCAACAGACTCCGCTGCCACTAAATCCTCGTGGATTTTCCGCATGGTCTTGGTAACTGATAATGCCCGCGCTCGGGTGAATATCAGTTCGTCATGAAGATCTGAATCTGCCGCCGCCTCAAACAAGTCATCTGCATTCAGATACCGCGCATAAGCGCCATGTTTTCTGGCTGCCTGATTACCGGGAGTAAAAGCGCCAACCGGATTGGGATTACCTGCATTACCTTCTGAATGACGGTTGCCTTTGGTGAATTGCCCGTTGCCAGATCTGCCGGAGTTCGGTTTCTCGGTTGGCTCTGACTCGGGATCGCGGTCATCGTCTGTGTCCGATGATAATTTCTGTTCTTCCTCTTCCACGTCATCACTGTTTGCGCACTGTTGCGCAGTAGCATCGGATTGCGCATTGTGCGCAGTTCTACGGGGTTTCTTTTGCGCAGACTGCGCAGCACGAGGTTTGATATAGCGGCGTGCAGATTGGTAATTAAGTCCATGCTGTTCACACCATTGCTGAGCGGTAATTCCTGTAGCCGCGTTATCAGCCAGAAAGGCAGCTTGTAACGCTTCCCAATCATGCTTTGCCATAGTGTTCTATTAGTCTGTTGTGGGCCATTATTGAGCCACCTCTTGGGAAGTGACTCTGTAATGACTTGCTTCAGCTCATTTATCCCCATTGGATTGCTGTGATGGCAGACTGCGGATCAACTCTCTATCGTTATTAGCCCGGTCTAACAGGGTCAGTAACGGGTCAATCCACAGCACTGCTTGGCGGTAAGTCATTCTGTGGGGGGAAGTGGCACCAGTAAGGGTTCCGTCAGGTTGGCCGGAATTGCGCATTGCCCTGGCACGTAGACCGTCCGTATAGTCGTACATCCGCTGAGCAGTAGAATCAGGAATATACCGATCAGCACATTCCTCAACTTTGAGGTCTTTGCGGTTTTCAATTTGCCTTTCCTCGCTTTTGGCAGAAATGGTGACGTTATAGCTACCGGCCTGCGCAGCTATCTCATTGGAGCGCTGGAACTGAAAAGCCTGTAATGCCTGGGTGGCTTTTGATTCATCCAGATCACTTTGCAGTTGTGATAATTGCCCGGCCTTCTCAACAGCAGATTTGTGGAAATAGAAAGCGGTACCGCCAAGGCACAGGATCACCACCAGCAGAACGCTGGCAATCGCGATAAGTAGTTTTGTGGACATATCAAGATCCGGGCTTAATGCCGTTTACTATGAAAAAAGCAGGGGTAATGGCATACACCAGTGATTCAGATTTCACGTAGCGTCACCAAAACAGCATGTAAATGGGTGTTATTAGCTAATTTATAACGGTTTTATGGCATCAGACATAATTCGCGCTCGACTTCACGACGATTGACTAACCCCTTCCAGACCTTGCCACCAGCCTTAATCCATCTACGCAGCTCATCGCACGCGCCAGAAGTATCGCCACGGTTGAGTTTTTTCACCATGGTGGAATTGGTCATGGCAGTAATACCAACGTTGTAGCCAAATGATGCCAGGGCAGCTTTACGGAAATCGGACATTGGAACGTTAACGATGCGGTCGATGGCGGCAAATACGGGGATCAAATCTTTGTGTAGCAAAGCATCACATTCAGCATCACTGTAACGTTTGCTGGGGATGATATCTTTGCCAGTGTGACCATCGCAGACCGTTAGCACGCCAACCACATCACGATAAGGCATATACTCACGCCCTTCCAATCCATCGCTGCCGCCCACAAGGGCAATTGCGATCGCCATAGCACCACCAGCAACTACACCGTATATTTTCTTCATTAAAGGGGAGGACACTGCCATTATTTATCCCCCCTGATTATTGTGTATCCCTCTCGCGCTGCTTTTTCGATAGCTTTTGTCTGCCGGCGCTGCCAGTAGGCGTTCAGAAAAAAGGTAGCCACCCCGATGATAATACCGATGACAATCGCCCAATCATTCAGGGTTAAATCTTTTAATAGGTTACCCAGCTTCCCAACCAATACCAGCACCGCCCCTGTGAGATATGAGGCAAATGATGTTTTTTCAGGCATTTTCATGCTCCACCTCCCCGATTTGGGGAAATAAAAAAGCCTGCTGGGCGAACCATGCAGGCTTTTGGGGTAGTCAGGACTGACCGGAACTGACCAATAAAAAACCGGAGCAGCTTTTAAGCATACTCCGGCATCTTTCTGTAATTTAGCGAGAGTTTATTCGTTAGGCAAGCAAAATCTCGGTCCAAGGCATCGATATTATTTTAATAATAAAACAAGCGAGCAACAATAAAGATCCTATGACTGAACTAATTAATGTCAATGGGAATATAATTATCCATACTCGCATCATTGAATTACTAATAACTAACTCTTCTTTTTTTACTTTTAAAAGTGCATCATCGTATGTCTTAAGATTAGTATAATCGCTAGCCGCTTTTATAAGCTCCTGTGAAAGTCTCATTGCCTTATGCTGAATCGCCAGTTTGTATATTTCAAAAGAAACAAAAAGACATGTAGATATAAACATCGAGGCAATGGAAAGCCAAACAAGCCAAGGGGTAAGCTCTTTATAGGTGCTAATCCATGTCGTGTAGAATACTGTAAAGCCAGCAACTATTATCAGATTAGTATATTGATTGGCATTATCATAATTTCTTTTTTGTATCTCCATGATTTTTTCAACTCTCTCAGTTGAAATTCTTCTGGCTTCTGACTCCGCGTACATTTGGGATGACGACTTAAATAGATCGTTATTCATGACTCAAACCTCAACAGGATATTTTAATTATTTAACTCAGCTTTGAGTCGATTATGCATATATTCTTCAGCTTCAGTGAGTCTTATGTACAGCATTTGCATGCACTCGTTCACTAATGACTGGTATTGAGTCCCCCACTCCCCGGCGGATATCTCAGCCCCTATGATGCCCATAGATTTGCGCAGATGTTCCATTGTTGGCGGTATACGGCCACCACCACCGCATTCGTTGCATGTTTCTGGATGAGGACGCAGGGTTTTACCGGCACCATGGCAACGTGGGCATACCTGCGTTACAGATGCCTGCTGATTAGCCCATGCACGCAATGCTCCGCGTTCTGTTTTGATTTTAGACTGAAGGGTTTTTATTTCATCTGCCAGTAATGCGATAGTGCCATCATCAAGGGCCTGGGCTTTATCTCTTTCTAGTAATTTGATTTGCTGCTGGAGTCCCTCAACAACTTTTCTGGTGATACCGGTACGGGATCCGTAACGCCGCAGCAAAGTGGCAATTTGCTCTACCTGCGCCGGGAGGTTTCTATTCAACACCATATTCAGCGCTAACTGGCAGGCAGCAATGGCACGAGATGGATGTGGTCGCTTATGCAGCCACACACTAATTGCGGCCCGTAAGCGTTGCTCGGCTTTGCAATCATTGCGGTATTTGGTCATCAAAATATCAAATCCGACAGGGTGTATATGCTGGCAGGTAGCAAAAGTACCTAATATCTGGTCTTTGGTCAGAACTGCACGACCTCTGCCAATGTTCAGCGATTCAATGCTGACGCAGCGCGGATCGTGCATTTTGATAAGTTGTTCAATTGCAGTGGTCATTGGTCAGTCCCCTTTTTGAGTCTAAACCAATGATAAACATTATCCCACATAATGCAATTTAAGATAAAATAATTGCATTATGTGAAACATTAAAGTGCCTTATTCATATCTATTTCGTAGCCAGATTTAATTAATTCTTTGGCAAGCATTAACTTCCAAGCCCCTGCTGCATCTTGGGATACATATACAACCCCACTTATATCGTTAGGTGTCTCGACTACCCCTTTAACTAAGGCACACACATTTTTCCTTGACAGTTTACCTATCAAGTATCCATGTTCAAAAACAACATTCTGCCTGGCTCGAGGCTTATATTCCGGATTGTTAGATTGTTTTGCACCGATATCACATGGGGTATAGAGCACTACACCAAATCCAACATTCGTATACTCTTCTATCTTTTCAATTATAGTGCTACCAGAACTCGCCTGTTCGTGTAGAACTATAGGCTCAAGTCCCAATTTATTAAGGAATACTGCGACCTCGAGCCTTGCAGAGTCATCTTGTCCATGCACTATGAAAACTTTCTTTCTGTCAATCGCATTAATTTGTTTTTGCTCTTTCTCTTCAAGTTTTACTTTCGAGCCAAGAGTCTCTTTAGCCTCATTAAGTATGATTCTTGTTATGTCTTTTGAGTCCAGATTCGAACCACTAAAATGAAAGACAGAATCCTTTTCACCGATAAAATAAATTACGCCATCTGGTATTCTTGAGTTAGCTCTTTCTGTAATTTGATTGCTATTAAATTCACTCTCGAAAACAACTAATCTTTTTATTCCATCTCTCTTTAAAAAATAGCCACTAAATTGAAACTCCTCATTCCTTAAATAGGGATGAAGGATATTTTCAAAAATTGTATTTTTATCTGTATAATTATACTCCTCATGTGAAACTGTTGATGACTGACCCTTTTTAGTCGCACTGTTTTCTACTTCGATCATAATATGATAGTACATACTTACCCTCTGTAACTGCTTAATTTATTTTGATATAATTTATCACTTTCTGTAACGCTTGTTCAAAACAAATGCAGTGTTCTACATCATATTTTTGTTCTTTTAATTTTTTTATCCAATCTTTTTGTTCTGGACTTAATTTCCCTGATTTTGACTTCATCTCTATCCACAACCCCGCATACCCGCCACGCGGCAGCGCCAGAAACAAATCTGGCACGCCTTTCCTCAACCCAAGCCGCTTAGCATCCCTTGCCGCCTTTGGCCCTCGCTTCCCCTCATTGGGTATATGGATCAGATAGTCCCCGATACAAATACCATTGATAACAGTTTTATCTGCCCACTCAATCAACGCGGCCTGTTCCTCGGTTTCCGCCTGGTGGTTAACTTTACGAACTTTCCCGTTACGCACTTCCAGCTTTGCTGCTGTTCCGATGATACCAATGGCATCTATGCTATTAAGCAAACTGGCCCCCTTTAGCGATTACCAGCGATTCCTCCAGCCAAACCCTAAAAGTTGCATGCAATGCCAGTAATATCGTTTCCTCAAGCTCTCCGGGCTGCCATTCATATGGTACCCGCCCATCAATAACATCATGGCAGCAGTTGCACCCAAATACGGCCCAGTAGTCATCTGACTTATACCCCATGCCGTGGGTGGAACTGGGCAAATGGCACAGTACCGTTGTTTCTGGATTGCTGTTACAGATACCGGGGATCTGGAGCGTGCAGCATTGGCCCCGCGCAGAATCGCGCAGGGCTTTACTTCTAAACGCCGGAGATTTCATCTCAATACTCCAGCAGCCGGTTAACTGCCAGTTCCATTTCATACTCGTTATCAAAGTGCTGGCCTAATGTCTCATTCCAGATAACACCGGCCACCCCTTTATAAATCCGGTCAAAAGCGCCCTGATCCATGTTCACAAACGCGATACTCCAACGCTGTTTCAATGTGCCACCCTCGGGGTTGGGCATCAGGTCATAAAATCCGGCTTTGATCATGACGTGGTTGAAATAAGCCATATCCGTCTTTACCGCCTCCCCATCAAACCTTTTCTGGCGCTGCCTGATTACCCGGTCTAATACCGCTTGCGCGATGGATTTGGTCACCTTTTCATAAAGCTCTGGATCTCCTGCGGCACTGCCCACGGCTTTAGCCACCTCATGGGCGATCCATTCCTCTGGCGCACTAACAAAGGTCCAATCCGGTACCCAATATGAGAAACCCAGCTCCAACAATTTCCAGAATTTACGGTGATGCTTCAAGTTGCGCCGGTCGCCAATTGGACTCATTGAAATTGGAGTGCCAACAGGCACCCCTTTCATCGTTTCGCGATCATGATCAGTGGCGTACTTGATTCCACCACCAGGCAACAGGACGCCCAGCACCTCAGTCTTTTTCTTTCTCGGGGACTTAGTTCGCTGCGCTGTTGTCATAAAATCCCCTCCGGCTCTATGAGGGATAGTCTGGTGGCATTTGGTGCCTGATCCCCCCAAACGTCCCAGCCGGGCGATGAAGTACGCGCAAACAGTTCTATGCGACGAGCATTTTTGAATCGGCGCTCGATCTGCTCACGAAAAAAATGAGGTTTCCCCGAGTGGGTACCAGTATATTTTTCTTCATAGACAGTGTACTGATTGCGCTCAGTCTGGTTGCTGCAAACTTTGCCTCGAGTGAATAGAAGTAAAAACTCAGCGTCATTCATTCCCCAAGGGCCGACCACACCATGACGACTGCCGGTATGTTTCTTCTTCTCCCATACTTTATCGATACGGATAAATTTAAAGCCCCATGCAGCTCCGACAATCAACGCCTCTGATACCATAGCTCCTGTCACCCACATGAACAGCGCGGCATTTTGGCTGGCGATGCTTTTAACCTGCATGCCGCATAGTTCTGCAACTGACATTGTTGAGTAATCCAGCAGAACCCCTCTATTTGGCTTACTTCCATACTGCCAAGGCGGATCGGCATAAATAACATCGTAAAGCAGTGGCGGTAACACATCTGCAATCCGCTGACCTAGCCAGTGCATGACGTTGACAGCCATTGAATTACCAATTGCTTTATATCGAGGAGCATCTGTAACCAACTTGCCCTTATAATTAATTAAAGTATGGTTATCAGAAAATCCATTAAGCCTTTCATACTCAACCGGAAGAAGCTTTCTTACTCGGCCATCTCCTGTAACAACCAAATCTCGGGCATCTTTATAATCTCTTGCAGACAAGGTGCTACTTAAACCGTCGGCTATATAGCTGTCTGTTCTTCGGAAACGATACAGAGAGCTTCCATCAATGGTTGTGGTGCAGCGTTTGCTCCTAATAAGATCCGGCGATACCGACCCTGAGTAGCTTTCAAGCTCAAATAGTACTTTTGCGGGATTAAGGTCATTTCGAGCACTTGCGATAAGCAGGATCCGACGGCGTTGTTGGGCCACTCCGAAATATTGGGCGTCTTTAATGATCCACGCGATTGCTCTTTTGGGTCCAGACACATAACCAGCGTTCGTCCATTTTTTCCCTGATGGGACAAGTGGTTCATCTTCTCCGGCAAGTGCTGCAAGAAAACACCCGAATGCGTTGTCTTTGCTGCTGAGGACGCCAGGCACGTTTTCCCAGACGATGATGGATTCTTTTTCGCCACGTTCGCGGCGCGCGTCGTCAATTGCATCTGCTAATTCCACATATGAAAGAGTTAACTGGCCTCGGGCATCTGCCAGACCATTACGCAGGCCAGCAATGCTGAACGCCTGACAAGGAGTGCCACCTACCAGAATATCTGGGGCTTCCACACTTCCGACTCGAACCAGCTCGGCAATCTTAGTCATGTCACCAAGGTTGATAACTGCTGGCCATCGATGTGCCAAAACGGCTGAAGGGAATGGTTCTATTTCACTAAACCATGCCGCTGACCAGCCAAGGGGTTCCCACGCAAGGCTTGCTGCTTCAATACCACTGCACACTGATCCATATCTCATGCTGCCCCCCCCTTCTTAACTGGGTACGCAGATAAAATGCTTTCGATACGAGCAGGAACCAAATCAGCGTACGCTGGGTTCAATTCGCAAAGAATAGCTTTACGACCATTGCCTATAGCTACGCCAGCAGTAGTACCACTACCGCCGAATGGATCCATGATCACACCGCCAGCCGGGCAACCAGCTAAAACACAAGGCTCAATTAGTGCTGGCGGGAAAGTAGCGAAATGGGCTTCTTTGTAACCACGAGTGGCCACAGTCCAAACGTTGCGTTTTGCCCGCATACCGTCTGAGACGGTATCTTTACGATCGGCACGATGAGTACCAACATTTTGCCCCGGTATAACTACCGCACGCTTACTATCTTCCCGTTTGAAGTTATCGCGGGCTGATATCCTCCCTCGATTTCTGTCACTCTTATCCATGCCATGCCCAAAGCCGACACCGGTATTTTTACCGTTGTAGACAGATGGCTCTCTAATTGCTTCATGATCGAAGTAATAGCTTTTTGACTTACTCAATAAGAAAATATATTCGTGGGCTTTGGTACAGCGATCACGCACGCTCTCTGGCATAGGATTGGATTTGTGCCAAATAATATCTTGGCGAAGGATCCAACCGTCATTTTGTAACGCAAAAGCGAAGCGCCATGGCATTCCATTCAGTTGCTTCCCTTTGCCCCAACTATCACCCATGTTTACCCATAATGTCCCATCGTCACGAAGAACACGGCGAACCTCACTAAATACCCCAACAAGCCGTTGAATAAACGCCTCTGGGTTTTCCTCTAAACCAATCTGCCCTTCAACACCATAATCACGCAGCCCATAATACGGCGGGCTGGTAATGCAGCTATGAACGGATTGATCTGCCATTTTGCGCATTGAGTCTATGCAATCACCGATAAAAATCTGGTAACTCATTGCATGCCTCCTTGCGTGGTAGGAACCAGGCGATAAAACCAAACACGCTTACCGCTATCCTCATTGCGGACAGTTCTAACCTGTTTCACCAGCCCATGACGGACAGGATTAATTTCACGCAAGCGTGCGCTTATGGCGGTCTGGGTATCACCTTCACCGGGGAACATCTGGGATAATAATTTTTCGAGATCGCGCAGGGTCCGCCAGTCAGCACCACTGGCGGCACTGATCACGCGGTTTAACTGGCTGTTTGCATCTCTTAACCGACCAGCCAGACGCATAGACCTTACATCGTTGTTAATACCAACCCTTTCGGCGTTGGGTACGTGTGGCTTGATCACCATTACGCGCCCTCCCCGACCAGCACTTGGCGGGTTCCGTCTAGAGTTGGTTGTGACACAATGCCTTCAACCTGCATTCTTTCTAGCAGCCAGGCAGCACGGTTATAACCAATGCGGAGTTCACGCTGCAGCCCAGAGATTGAAGCTTTACCTTTTGCCTTGATGAACTCCACTGCTTCAGGATAGCGATCATCATCGTCCCGTTCTGCACCGTCCAAGTCTACCCATGAACTACTGGTTGCCTCCCCGCCTAATGCCATAACCAGATCCGCAATTAAGGCAGCTAATTCACCCGTCATCAGAATAAAGTCCGCATCGAAACGCTGAGCATAATCCTCGCGATCGATATCGTCGTTTTGCTCCAGAAGCGTGGCACTGTATTTAACTCTCTTCAGGCTGCCATCGTCGGACAACATGAAACTGATACGTTCTCGCCACTCCAAAGCCAACTTGGTAACCAGTTTACCGGCGGCGATATGCCCACGGATCTCGTCACTGACTAAATCCTGATGTTTACTGCGCAGAATGCCACCCTGTTCCAACACAGCCTTTAACTCAGCTTCTTCCTGAAGCACAAACCCAGCAGGCGCGGACCCTGAGCGCAACCATTCGGTCAGCGTCAGTTCAATTGGGGTATCAAGTGTCATAGGGATAACAGGCAGTGAACCCATGGTTTTGCGCAATAATGACAATGCATTTTCAGCTTTCCGCGCGCTAGCGGCATCGATGATGATTAACCCAGCCCCTGCGTTAATCCAGATGGATGTTGTAGAGTATTTGCTAAAGGCCCGTGGCAGCAGAGTCTGGATAACTTCATCTTTCAGCGAGTCTTTTTCTGTTTTTTTCAGTTTACGGTGTTGCTCTTGCTCCAAGCGTTCAACTTTACTCGCCAGCTCACGGGCGATAACCGGCGCAGGTAAATCCTTTTTTTCACACTGCAATGTGATCAGGATTTGCTTGTTAGCCACATGCGCTAGCGTGGCGCTTTCGTTACCCATTGGCGATATCCAACCAGTTTTCGCCATATCCTGGCTACCACACGGTGTAAATGCGAATTGCGCCATTTGCTCTTCCAGATTGGCGAAAGATACATCGCGGGATAGTTTGTAAATCAACACGTTCTTGAAATTAATGCTCATTGGTCAGTCCTCAGTAATTTGATTATTATGCAAACCGTGGTCGGCGGCCTGCTGCAATGACTCTCGGTGTTTACTGTCCAGAGACTCTTGTAACCTGATACTTTCATCGCGCCATCCTCTTGCCCTTTCCTCCTGATCCTGTTTAATTTTGTCTTTCAACTCGTCTAAAAAATGACGGATTTTTGTTGGTACCCCATTACCCAACTTGCCCTTATCTGATAACAACAACTGATATTTCTCAGCTTTAGGTTTTGGCAATAGTCCTGTTGTTACCGCCTGTTCAACCGTGCGTTTTACCGTTTCTTTGTCCCATCCCTCCGACACTGACCACTCCGGTGATCGGCCTGTCGCCTGTGCTGCCTTAGTCAATCGCTCATAGGCCGCAATGAAAGCCATTCGCGCACCCACCTTGTCGCCTTCCCGCATAATTGGCTGAGCAATATTCCATGCCTGGGCAATTTCATTCGTCCAGACCACGGTGTTAGCCTCATCTTGCGCAGGTAATGCCAATGCCCACGCCTCATTCGCTGAAAGCCAATCGGGCTTACCGGCAATATGTTGGATATTGCGGATAATATCGGCAGGTTTTGGTGAGAATCTGCCTTGGTCTGGATCAGTAAGCCAGTTGCTAAATGCCTGGCGCACTGTGTCGATATCGTTGGCCAGCAACGCATTCCAATAGAGTTCCAGCACGGCTTTTGAAGCATCTTTGCCGTATATCGCCAGAGTGGCTTTCATGATTTCTGCAAATTCACGTTTATCATCTAAACCCTGCATACTCACCACCCATCATTGACAAAATCATCCGCAACCCGCGCATTGTGCGCCTCCAGCGCTTCCTGACGACTCATGCCGGTGTTACCAGCGCACTGATTTTGTGGCCGACTACGATTCTGCAACCATTCAAATTTCAACCCCTGCCAACCGGCGGCCATGGCTTCAGACAACGCATCATCCACAGACCATCCAGCAGCAACCGCTTTACTCAACTCCTTACCCAACATGTTCACCACGGTCTGAGTCATTGGAGCTCGTTTTGCTTTTCGGTGTTTTAGGTAGTCATCCCAAATCTCAGAGCTAACAGCCATCGGAAAAGCTGAGAAGTCTATTGCCGAACTTTTAGCCGCCTTACGTGTGCGCTTCTCTGTAGTAATCTCTGTAGTAATCTCTGTATGATCGAAATGGGGATTCCCTTGCCCGCCAGTTAGGGAATCCCTTGCTGGCGGCTTGGGCTTTTCCTCGTTCGCCAATTGGGGTTTTCCCGTTTCCCGAAATGGGCTTTCCCCATTTGGGGATTTATCAATAGGTTGCGATAGCATTCCATCCAACCGGTCGGTATCAATCTGATAGTAAATACGGTGTTCTAACCGCTTATTTGTTTCTTTCAAAACCCCCGCTTGCTTGAGCTTTTTACGAGCTGTGAGTTGTTCCTCGTAGGTCAATCCTGTTTCAGATTCAATCTCTTCCGTAGTTTTAAAAATGCCAAACTCTGAAGTTTCTTTGCCAGTCCAATAGAAGAACTGGCAGAACAAAATGACTGCGTTTACGCTCCCAAGATATGGAACCAAGCCAGGGTAGTAAGCAATCGGCCGGCCAAATTGGTATATGAGTTCAGATGGCGTCATAGTTCCCCCTACGGCTGCTTTGCATCAGAGGGACTATGTTGGCGGGAATAAAATGCCTGGGTAATACCAGACAAAGCCCCTGTGATAGCCATACGGCGGGCCTCCTGCCCGTCAATAGCCAGTTTTTTACCCACAATACTGGCAATCAATTCTACCGATTGTGTGGTCGTTGGCGTGATATTGGTCATTGGGATTTCTCCTGGCTGATTGGAAGCTCAGGCAGCCACTCGGGTACCGGCAGCCCGGCGAGTTTTAATTCAGCATGGACGTGAGCCAGCATTTCTGGAGCTTCAGCAAACATCGCCAAAAAACCACGAATTGCGGCCACATTGGTTTCTACTGCGGGGTTTGAATCCAGCGCATTGGCGGTGCTTTTTATGGCCACTGCCTCGCTTTCTGTCCACCTGGTCTTAATCTGATCTTCACGCACGGTATGGAACGGTAAACCGTTCTTTCCCACCTTTTTCCGGGATAGCAACTCCCGCCGGACGTCAGAGGCTATCGTAGCCCCTGCCGTTATAGCGGCAGGTTGATAAATTGTGGTCATTGGTCAGTCCTTAAATATCTTGGGTGATTACACGCATGGACATAAACTGTTAATCGTTTCTTTTTTAGTCCGCCATGGAGGCGCAATGTCCAGTGATAATTCCCTTAGTTACATTAGAGCCTTGGTCGATGTTGTCGCCATTACCGTGCTATCCGGTAGTGATGAACAACATAAGCTCCGCATCAAGCAAAGTCTGGATGCAATCATGAATCATCCGACATTGGAGATTTCACCTGAGGGTCAGGAATTATTTGCTCACTTTGCTGCCCTTCTGGATGGTTCAAGCACTGAGGTTTTCCTTTCAGCACGCATAAGCCAAGAAGATCCAGATCCTGAAAAGTCACACTCTTCCCCTCATTTGCGTTTATTGAGAGGGGGCAAAGAGGAGTAGCAGTTTTTTGTGTTTTACGCTTAGCTCTCCAGCTAGCGAGCCAACGCTTTGGGCTAATAGTCATTGGTCAGTCCTCTATCTTTACTGATGAGCTGGTTTGGTCAGAACCAGGCTGAGATTTTCCGGATTACGGCCATAGTCGGCCGGGTTATAGGTGTATGGGATGCAGGAAGATAAATGGCACAACAGGGCAATATCTTCAGGCACACCTTGTGAACGCCACTTACCAACAGCTTGCCCGGTTCGTGGCTTACCTTTTGCAGGAAAGCGGCGGCCAATTTCCGCATTGCTGCCAATTTCAGTTTTCAAAATTTCATATAGTTTCATTGAAACCTCCTCGCTAAGCGTAACTAAAGTGTCGGGCTCACGCAAGAGAATAACGAAAACAAAGTTTCCAAAGATGGTGTTACTTTGGTGTCAGATTTTAGCTATACACAATATTTGGAGAATTTAATGACAAGCACTCTGGCTGAAAGGGTTAGCGAACGTAGAGCGGCTTTGAATCTTAGTCAGGAAGAATTAGCCAGGAAAGCCGGTGTATCGAGGGTTGCCATAAGCAAAGCTGAGCTGGGGCTGACCAAAAATTTTAATGGTGATACGCTGTTTAATATTGCCCGTGCTCTTTTATGCAATCCAGAATGGCTTCAGACGGGAAAGGGAAATCCTGAATTACAATCCACATCCAGCGCTAATTGGGATGCGAATGTGAAAGAGAATAAAGACTCGCATCCTGTACAATCCTATGAGTACCCAAAAATCAGTTGGGTTAGCGCGGGGAATTGGTCTGAAGCTATTGAGCCATACAGCCTCAACGAAATAGATGATTGGGTCACTACCACCAAATATGCGGGCCAAAACGCTTTTTGGCTTGATGTTAAAGGAGACTCCATGACCTCCCCGGTGGGGCTAACCATTCCAGAAGGTATGTCAGTATTAGTGAATCCTGATATCGAACCCACTTCGGGTAAATTGGTGATTGCTAAATTAACTGATGATAATGAGGCTACATTCAAACGTTATATTGAAGATGCTGGCAATAAATATCTCAAACCGCTTAACCCTCAGTATCCAATGATAAAAATCAATGGTAACTGTCGTATTATTGGGGTTGTCGTTGAAGCCAAATGGGAAAATTTATAGGGAGATAGCAATGTATTGTATGAAATGCGGCGCATCAGTTGAGCCCCATAGCAAGTATTGTTCATCATGCGGAACTCAAGTTAGTCAACCAAGCCAAATAAATCCCTCAAATACCTGGCTGAGTGATTCGCCTAAAAGGCAGCAAACCATTATTGATCCAAAACCTGCCGCAACAACAGAAAATAGCCTCATAGGTTTTATCAAAAAATGGGGCACGAGAGCTATTATTCTCATTGTTGCTACTATCTTTGCTGTCCTCGCTAAAGATTTAGGGCGCACACTAACAGATAAATCAGATAATGCTTCAATTTGGGAAAAAGCCGTACCAGCATTTGCTGAAGAAAAAATCAAAATTGGCATCCCTAAGCGTTTAGATGACAACACCCTTTTAACTGATATGTTTGTCAAAGAAAAAAGCATTAATTATATATATAAAATAAATGATATGAGTCCTGATGACGAAACGGTTATTCACGCTAAAGCCGTTGCGAAAGAAAGTTTTACTCATGCACTTTGCGACAACATTCTCATCGATAAATATCAAGGCTCAGTTAACTATATTTACCAATTCCCCACAAAGACATTGACCGCCACCTTTAATAAATCAGACTGCCCACCTCGTTAACTCCCCCATCTTTCAGAAAAACCACACTAAATGGTTTTTCACAACAGCACCCGAAACTAAAGTATCAAATCTCACTTGACGCAATCCGAAACTATAGTTACATTTGGATTCAAGAACAGAACCACCACCCGAAACAATGGGTACGCTCTTTAACAAATCGGTTAAGTGACATCAAACGGTCCGCGTGTACCGGTCACGGCTCAGCTAAACCACGAATCACCCACAATTGAGAAAAAAATCATGAAGTGGACTTACCCTGCCTCTGTCAGTGTGAGGAGGTAGGTATAAGATCACTGATAACGGTGTTTACATGAATAAACCTAGCCTAGATATACAACTACAAATAAAGGAACTACTGGAAAAATATCCGAGCTTTACTTTCCAGCAACTCAATAACTGGCTGAATAAAGACGGTCTTATGCTGTCAATTCGCACTATTGAAGAAAATCAACAGTTAGCGGGCACTGATATAACGATGAGTAACTCGGTTCCCTGTGGGAAGAACCTCAAAAGCAATCTCCAATAATGGTTCTTCTGGAGTAGTGTTTGCCAGCGATGCATAAAATGCTCTTCTCTCTAGTGGCATATTTCTTACTAGTTTTTCTGCATGCGTACTGATTTCAAATACCCCGCACTCGACACATTTATAAGCTTTGTAGTTAGAAGAATCGGTGAACACATAGCTTCCAGCGCTATCACATAGCGGGCAAGTAGATTCAAATCTTTCTTTCATACAGATATCCTTACTTGTTGTGGTGACAGCAAGGATAGCACGCGCCGGGCGTGGATAAATATCCCGGCAAAAGCCAACTGAGGACTGACCAATGGCCACAACATCTCGTCAAAAGCGTATGGCAAAAAAACGCAATGCCCATATCCAGGCACTGGCAAAGCGTGAAAGTAACCGAGTTGAAAAAGCAGTATTAGTTTTGGTGCGGTGTAAACCGATGCCAGATATGCCAGCAGTACCCAGCAAGCCCAGAACTTCAGCAGATCCAGAGAAACGGATTGCAGCAGTTGCCCGCCAAAAGATGCGTGGTTGCAGTAAGTTACCTCGCGGCGTGCGTTAAGCATTAATTAGCAGTAAAGCAAAATAAACCATCGGAGCTACAGCTTAGGCTGTGGCTCTTTTTTTTACCTAAAAGGAACCAATATGAGCAATTTACCAGCAATTAGTATGAAGCAGATTGAATCTTCCCAGATCCACAGCATCGGCCATGACCCAGTTAGCAACACTCTGGCGATTCGTTTTAAGTCGAAGGGTGAACCGGCAGCCCTGTATCACTACCAGAATGTGTCCGCTGATGATTACGCGGCATTCTCCGGTGCTGAATCAATTGGCTCCCACTTCTACCGCAATATCAAGCCAGATACTGATCGTTATCCATTCCAACGCATTAATGAAAAGAAAGACGGCGAATAAGTGGCTTAACCGCTGCCTCTGTTCGCAGGGGCTTCGGCAACACTCCTTACCGTGAGGTGCATCGTGAATGAATACAACTATCAGCGAATGGTTGAGCAATCGCTGGAACAGTATGACCGCCTATTAATTTCGGATCCTGATGAGCAAGAGGAATTAGGCAAGCGGATTGAGTTTTTACGCCGTCATTCAAAAATGCTCGGCGCTTTTAAAACCGCTGTCAAAAATGGCTGCTTTATTGCGGGTGCAAGTACCCATTACCTTGCAGCTCTTACCGAAACAACCGCTATGGAACTCTATCTGGATGAGGTGCAGGAGGAAATATTTCTCCGTGTTGCCAAAGCAGAAAGAGCCATGGAGTTAGATGCAACACAAAGCACCTTCATAGACTAGGAATAATAATCGCGATAATTATTTGATAGCCTTTTCAATGAAAATTGCTCTGCAATTAGCAAGGAATTCATTCTTTGTTGCTATTGGATCTGCTTTAATCTCAGCCCCCATTTCTGGGTTAGCCTTAGCCTGATTCAATATCGATCTTAAATAGTAATAAGCCGATTTATTAAATTCAGCATCAGCAGATTTTCCTATTTTTTTATTGAAATCATCCCAAACGCTAACGCCTGCGGCGATAGCAAGCTCGTCTGATTTTCCTTCACTGAAATAAGCTTTTAGTGTTTGAAAACCGGCAAGGCAGTTTGTATCTAATATCGTTAGAGTCTTATACCAAGATGCCTCTGATTCTTTGCCTTCACATCCAGTCAGACGATACTCACTTTTCTCATTCTTAGAAAGATCTGAACTCACGTAGATAGTTTTGTGTTGAGTATAAGCAAAGGGAATGAAATCAGCCTCTTGACTATTTTCCCCTGTAATACGGACCTCACCACAAACAAACGTTTCGCCGGTAGAGTTGGTTGCTTCAGTGATTGACCGATATTCCACTGTTTTCGGGTTCTGCATGCCTTCACGCATCACCTTTTCCATGGCTGGAATATCTACAGCAAATGCTGATGGAATACTAAGAATTGATGCTAATAAAACTACAAGTTGTCTTTTCATACCTTTTCTTACTTATCCATATCCTAAAAGAGAAAAGCCCCAGCGATTAAGCCGGGGCTATCCCAGGAGTGCGGGACCAACCGCAAACCTACTGAGGACTGAACAATAACCACGAGGATTATTATCAGCGTGGTTGAGTGACCAAACCCAACCATGGGAAAGCATACCATGACTATTGAATTCATCAAGAAACTCCAATACCGCCACCGCGTTACCGGCGACGACTTCAACCTATATCCCAAACAATCTGGCCTGAAATTCTTCTTCGCCTGTGTTTTAGGCGCGTTCATGTTTCTGGCTATCGCTGTCAAAATCTGAGGGCTGACCAATGACCACCCAAGCAGTAACAACCAGTAATCTCCCGCCCGCCGTGGTTGGGTTGAATATTGACGAACCAACGTGGAACGCGCTGAAAAACAGTATTTACCCTGGCGCTAAAGATGATTCAGTCATCATGGCGGTGAGTTATTGCCGCGCCCGCCAGTTAGATCCACTGATGAAACCCGTTCATTTAGTTCCTATGAGCGTGAAAGATGCGGTAAGTGGTAAATATGAAATGCGTGATGTGGTGATGCCCGGTGTTGGGCTCTATCGCATACAGGCAGACCGCTCTGGTAACTATGCCGGTGCACAGGAACCCGAATTTGGCCCTGACCTCACACAAGTTTTTAACGGAGTAGAAATTACTTTCCCTCAGTGGTGCAAATACACCCTGAGCAAACTGATGCCTAACGGCACTATTGTGGAGTTCAGTGCGAAGGAATATTGGCTGGAGAACTATGCGACCGCTGGCCGCGATACCCAAGCACCCAATGCCATGTGGAAAAAGCGGCCTTATGGGCAATTAGCCAAGTGCGCCGAAGCGCAGGCACTGCGTAAAGGGTGGCCGGAAATTGGTCAGCAGCCAACAGCAGAAGAAATGGAAGGTAAAAGTCTTGATGTGAATGAAGGTAAAGAACACAGCCAAGGCAGCCAGCAACCAAGCCAGCCGCAGGCACTACCAGAATATAGCGCGGAACAATTTCAACGCGCACTTGCTGACTGGACAACGCTGATCAACAAGGGCAAGAAAACTGCCGCGCAAATCATCAACACCATCGAAAGTAAATACACCCTCACCTCGGCACAAATCAAAACTATCGAATATCTGGAGGCAGAAGATGCAAATCATTAATGTCCAGCAAGGCACGCCAGAATGGCACGCCTTACGCAGTCGCCATTTCACTGCCAGCGAAGCCCCGGTAATGATGGCAGCCTCCAGTAAAATGCGCCGCGATGAATTGCTGAACATGAAGGCCACCGGCTCGGAACGGGAAATCAGCGATTGGGTACAAACCAACTTGTTCGATAAAGGCCACGCGCAAGAAGCCACCGCGCGGGTCATCGTAGAATCTATGATCGGTACCGAATTATTCCCTGCAACCGCCATCGATGATGATGGCTATTTGTTGGCTTCCTTTGATGGCATGACCATGATGGAAGATGTGTTGTTTGAACACAAAATGTGGAATGCCACACTGGCGCTGGCGGTGAAAAATAAAGACTTGCCGCCAGAGTATTACTGGCAGTTAGAACAGCAACTTTTAGTGAGTGAGTCCGAAAAGGTCATTTTTGTGGTATCAGATGGCACTGAGGATAACTTTGTGTGGATGGAGTATTTACCGGTACCTGGTCGCCGTGAAGCTTTGATGGCGGGTTGGCAGCAATTTGAACAGGATTTGAACGGTTACACAGCCCCTGAGATAAAAGACATACCGCAAGGTAAAGCCTTAATGCGCCTCCCTGCCCTATTGGTGGAGATAGAGGGCGCGGTAAAAGAATCAAACCTGACTGTTTACCAGAATCAAGCGTTGGCTTTTATTCAATCCATCAACACTAATCTGGTGACCGATCAGGACTTCGCTGACGCAGAAGAAACCGTTAAGTTCTGTGAAAAAGCAGAGAAAGAGCTGGATCTGATTAAACAACAGGCACTGTCTAAGACTGAGCAGATTGATCTACTTTTCCGCACCATTGATACCTTGCGCGATGAAATGCGAAACAAACGGCTAGACCTGTCAAAACTCGTTAAGTTGCGCAAAGAAGCTATTCGCCTTGAAATACTGAATAAGGTAAAAGCCGCTCTTGCTGAGCACATTGCCAGTATCAATAAACAGTTGGCTATTGTCACTCTACCTACTATCCCGGCTGATTTTGCCACTGCTATCAAAGGCAAGAAAACCCTCACCTCTTTGCAGAGTGCAGCCAACGATGAACTGGCACGCGCCAAGATAGCTGCTAACCAATTAGGTGAGAAATATCAGTCCAACTTAGTGCTATTTGCTGATATTGAACCGGCTTATAAAAATCTGTTCGCTGACATCAACCAGATAATTGCCCTTGAGCACGAACATCTGGCGCTGATGATTGATCAACGCATTACCAGGCAAAAACAGATTGAGGAACAGCACAGACAGCAGGAAGCATTGCGGCTTGATGAATTGAAAAAACAACAACAGGCAGTGCCAGTGTCCACTACAGAAACAGTCACCGCAAGTACGGATGCAACAGTCCATCAGTCGTTACACCCTGCGGGATCGGTTAACTTCCCTAAACAACTGGGCGGATCGGTAAATACGCCACTAACAGACAAGCCAGCTAATTGGATTGCCCAAATTGATGCTGATTTAGTGGCGGCAGGAATTGAGCTTACTACTGAAACAGTTAACCGCCTGTACAACGCGGTAAAAGCTGGCCGGATCCGCTATTTCTCTATCACGCAGTAACCTTTCATAACCTGCCACGGCAGGCATTCCACAGGTAACCCATCATGACCACACAGGCCACAACTGCCAGTGTGCTGGAGTCATCTCTGCGTCCAGTTCGGGCGCAGTTAGACCTTGCCATTGAGCAGACTACCGGCACCGCACAGCGCTCTATAGAGAGCGCGACTGTTTTACTCAACCAAGCACAGTCCCTATGTATTGAACAACTCAACATCGAGACTGACGAGTACAACCTTTTATTCGACCGTTTAGAAAAAACTGAAAACGACCTAACCACGAAATCCTTGGCGTTAACACAAGTGCCGGAACGCATAGAAAATGCAGACCTGTTAGTCGCTGAAGCCAATGCGCAGCGAGACAGTATTTCAGCCAAATACAATCTTTCACTTTCAGACCAACGCGTGTTGGCTACTGAGGTGAATCGGTTGAAGTCACTGAATCCTGAAAAAATGAAAATCCAGATCGTTCGCCTCAAAGATGATTTGGAGAGCAAGCGTACGTTGTTAAACCAGCAACTAACAGAGATCCGGCGATACAAAAAAGAGGTGGCAGAAAAAACCAGCAAACTGGCTGTCATGGTCAATGTTAATGACCAATTGAATAATGCCGTTTCTGACCTCACCAACCGGATCCAGCGTATGGATGGTGACGTCGAGCCAACCTACTATCGTGGCAATGATGGCACTGAATTTTACTTTTATACCTTCCAGTGGGGGCTGAAACTACGCTCAGGTGATTACGATATGCAGCTCATTAACGATATTGACTGGCATATTGAAATTCGCTCCACCAGCGGCATTGGCCTGATCGTCTCGGTCAATGAGTGGGCATTACCCGTCTATCCCATGGTTGATGATTTCAAACAGAACTGGCCGGATGGCCTGACCCCAGCGGTTACCCAGCGTATTCGAGATCTGCTTGAGCCTACTCACCCACACTTAGTTAAGCGGGCTGAGTGGGCAGGAACCGTGCTGACCGAAACCCTACCGTTGAAAGAGCAGCATTTAGAGCTGCTGGCCCGCTCTGGGATCCATTCGTTATTTGATGTTGTCCGTCGAACCCCGGATATGTTGGCTAATGCCGTCAAAGGCTTTGGGATCGCCAGCGCCCGCCAGGTACATGCTCAATGCACCCGAATCGTAAAAGAGTGGGAATTAGAGCAGAAACAGAAGGAAGCCGCATGATGGATGAGGAACTGAACCAGAGTACCGGCAACTACTTTAAAGAAGATGACCGGGGGGACTATACCGCTCGTATCATCTGGCTAATGCGCTGTCGCGCAGAGATCCGCAGTGGTAATCCCTATCGACCGATGCCAAAACCAATTTATCCCGGTAATGAGCAATGGCGTGGCTTATCTCAGGTGAATACGGTCGATATCGGTATTCGTAAGCGCTACTCATTGGAAGTTTTGCTGGCTATCTATCAGTTTTACCGCGCTGGCCACAATGAAAATTTGATTGCCAGCAGTACCGGTATCCCGGTGACCACTATCCGCAAAATGTTGGAACATAAAACTCAGAATCAGCGCAAAGCATGGCAATTGGCCTACCAGCTTCGCATTCCCTCCAAAAGAGACATTATCAACCGGTTAATTCGGGAGGTTTAACCATATCCGACCGTAGCATTCGATAGCAGTATCACTAAAACATAGCCCCTTACCACTCTAGACCAAACGACCATAATAGGGCGTAACATCTTTGCGCCCTTTCCTACTGAGGAAAGACCAATGACCAAACTACTGACATTAGAAGAATGGGCGGAAGAAACCTACCGCAGCAAGCAACCAACCCCCCAGACACTCCAGCGCTGGGCGCGAGGCGGCAATATTTACCCGGCACCTGAAAAACATGGGCGCGAGTATCGTGTACAGCCAGGCGCGATTTATATTCAGCCTAAAAGTTATCGGCTGGCAAAAGAAATACTTAAAACATCCCCCAGTACAAGTTCATCGTTAATAGAGAGAATTATTCATGGCAAAGAGGCCAAAAAAGTATGATGCCAATTTGCCAAGAAATCTGACATATCGGCGTAGAGAGAAATCATTTTGCTGGCGCAACCCAATAACTGGTTCTGAAATATCCTTAGGGCAAATTGCCCGGAGGGATGCCATATCTCAGGCTATTCAGGCTAACAACTATATTGAATCAACCTTTCAACCTGTAGCCCTACTTGAACGATTGCAAGCCCCTGCCCCAACTCCTGCGGCTAAAGCCGAAGTTAATACCGTAGCGAGTTGGCTAAAGCGCTATTCAGAACTATTAAAGCGTCGCGAGCTGGCTGAGAACACCATGAAAATGAGAGTCCTGCAAATCGGATATATTAACCAAGAATTTGGCGAGAGACCGATCGAGACCGTTACCACTAGGCATATTGCTGATTTTATTAATGCCTATGTCGATAATGGTAAAAGTTCGATGGCGGTAAATCTACGTTCTGTTTTGTCTGATGTCTTTCGAGAAGCAATAGCTGATGGTTTAATTAGCACCAACCCTGTGGAAGCAACACGCACACCGTCACCAAAAGTTAAGCGGGAACGGCTCGACTATGCTGCCTTTTGCAAGATTTATGAGGCTGCCGGCCAACAGCAGAACTGGGTTCAACTCAGCCTAGCATTGGCGCTAATTACCGGCCAACGCCGTGACGATGTGCGGCAATTAAAAAGAAGCGATGTGCATGATGGCAAGCTTTGGATAGTCCAAAGTAAAACTAAAATGCAGATAGCTATATCACTATCACTTCGGTTGGAAATAATGAATACCTCCGTCGGTGACGTTGTAGAAAAGTGCCTGAATAACAATAAGAGCGAATATCTCATTTGCTCGTCCAGTAGAAAATCAGGCCGGGAGCCCGGTGCATTAAATGCGGACTCTCTCACCAAAGCATTTGTTAAAGCATTGAAAGCAACGGATCTGGTTTATGACATATCCCCTCCCAGCTTTCACGAGATCCGCAGCCTGGCATCGAGACTTTATGAAGCTGAGTACGGTAAGGAATTTGCACAGAAATTGCTCGGTCACAAATCGATGAAAATGACGAATGTATACCTGGATTCGCGTAAAAATGAGTGGGTAGAAATTTAGGCCGAGTATAGGATTTCGGGGAAATTTCGGGGGATTTCGGGAGGGAGGAGAAAATATCAATAAAATCAATTAATTAAAAAAAGACCGAATACGATTCCTATATTCGGTCTAGGGAAATGGCTCTTGGGAGAGAGCCGTGCGCTAAAAGTTGGCATTAACGTAGGCTTGTTCAGCCATACTCTTTAAGAGTAGTCGAGGACATGTGTTTCGCCAACTTAGCAACAGAAGTAATTAATAACGGTTGCAAACTAATTTAAATGATACAAATTAGCCTACCAGTTAAGAAAGGTAATTATCTGTTAAATAGAAAATAAAGGCCGTAGCGATGCTCAAGTTGTCGTGCTTACTTTTCGCATAAAGTCATCGCACGCTGTTGGAAAGGTAGCAAACTCATCTTTTGACCAGGGTTCTCGCTATCATCTAATAATAAAATATCTAGCGGTTTCGCAAGGACATGGCCTGCTTTCATTTGTTCAGATGCAACATCATTAAGTGGATATTGCGCTAATGTGCTGGGATTTATCACAAACAAAGCTCCCCCTGAGCGGCATTCCAACATCACCTCTTCTCGGGTAAATGCCCATTGTTTGCCAAATTCAAACTTACTGACAGTCACTATTTTCCCAGCGGCAAAAGCATTCACGGATAACATCAGTAACGATAACGTCAGCACCAAACCTTTCAT